TCAGCCCCTGGCCAGCACGTTCTTGATGGCCTGCGCAGTCCATGTGGCTCCCCTAGCCGTGCGGATACCCTGATCCGTGAGGCGCTTCGCCATATCGCGCATGCTGGCTCCCTCAGATTGCATTTCTCGGATCATCGGCAGGACCGAAGCGGCGAACTTGTCCGCCTTCCGCCGCTGCGCCTCGCGACCCATCGCTGCGTCCACCTTCGGAGCGCCGTCGCGATAGCCGCCAAGTTTGTGGCCCTGTGCCCTCTTCGCGGCCAGTGCCGCCTTGGTGCGGGCCGAAATCATGCGCGCCTCTTCCTCGGCGACCATCGCCATGATCCCGACGGTTAGACGGTTCGCGGAAGGCATGTCCGCGGCCACGAACTCCACCCCCGCTTTCTGGATCCCCAGCAGGAAGTGCGCATCACGTGCCAGGCGGTCCAGCTTGGCAACCAGTAGCGTTGCCCCGGTCAGCCGGCACCGCTCCATGGCCTTGGCAAGCTGGGGCCGATCGTCATTGCGGCCGGACTCCACCTCTACGAATTCGCCAGCCACGGTCCACGCTCCACCGTTCAGGAACCGGGCGACCGCTTCACGCTGGGCTTCCAGCCCAAGACCGCTCCGTCCCTGCTTGTCGGTGCTGACGCGGAGGTAGGTCACATACCGGCCGTCCATCTGTCCAACCTCGGTCAACGTTCGTTGACTAAGTTTAGACGGATGGGTGTTTGGAACGCAAGGGAACAGACAGAACCGGCAGGAAACAATAAACCATTGAAATAACCGGCGTTTTCGCGAAATCAGTGCTTGCGGGGCGAATCTTCTGGCCCTTATGGCTATCGGTATGAGCGAGATTGCCCCGCAAATGGCGCCCGCCAGGAACGCCGCCGCGCCCCGTAAGGCGCCGGCAAAGCGCGTGGCCGGCCCCTATGCGGGCCTGGCGCGGCTATCCGCTCCGGACCTGCGCACCCGCTACGGCCGGATCCTAAAGGGGGTGCGTGACGATCTTACTGCGCATGTCGGTGCGCGACCGTCCGCTACCCAGAAGATGCTGATCGAGCGAGCCGCCCAGCTCTCGCTCCGCGTTGCGATGATGGATGACCTGGCCGCCGCCGGTAAGACGCTCACCGATCACGACAGCCGCACCTATCTCGCGTGGTCGAACACCCTGACCCGCACCCTACGGCAGCTTGGCCTTAAGGGAGCGGAGGCCCGGCCCAAGTCCCTCGCAGACCACATCGCGAGCCGCACGGCATGAACATCCGGGAAGCCATGACCGACCCGGAGACCTTCGGGCCGCACTTCCGCGGCGATAGCTGGAGGGCCTGGGGCGCGTTCCTGGACGCTCTGTTTGCCCTGCCGATGGATGACGAAGCGCTCGCCACCTATCGGCGCCAAACCGGCCGTCAGGAGCCACCCGCCGCTCCTTTCAAGGAAGCCACGCTCGTTTGCGGCCGACGCGCCGGGAAGTCGCGCATCATGGCGTTTGTGGCGGTCTACCTCGCCACCTTCCGCGACTATGCCCCGTATCTCGCGCCGGGCGAGGTTGCCACCGTCGCCGTCATGGCTAGGGACAAGAGACAGGCACGGACGATCTTCAACTACGTGAAGGGTGCCTTCGAAACGGTCCCCATGCTGACGGACATGCTGGAGGACGAAACCAAGGAACAGCTCACTCTCAGTAACCGTGTGGTCATCGAGATCAGCACCGCCAGCTATCGCGGCACCCGCGGGTACACCTATGCGGCGGTGCTGGCCGATGAGACGGCCTTCTGGCGGACGGAGGAGACTTCGGCCAACCCGGACGAGGAGATCATCGCGGCCATCCGCCCGGGGCTCTCATCTATCCCCTCCTCCGTCCTGCTGATCGCCTCCTCCCCCTATGCCAAGCGAGGGGTGCTTTGGACCAACTTCCGCAAGCACTTCGGCCATGACGGGGCGCGGGTGCTAGTGTGGAAGGCCAGCACGGCGGAGATGAACCCGAGGCGTGACGCGGCGCTGGAGGCTGAGGCCTACGAGGAAGACCCAGCCCGGGCATCGGCCGAGTGGGGAGGCAACTTCCGCGATGACGTAGCAGCCTTCGTCACGGCTGAGGCGGTGGATGGCTGCACCATGTGGGGTCGGCTGGAACTGCCCCGCATGGATGGCGCCCGCTACGTGGCCTTCGTGGACCCCTCTGGCGGCACCCGTGACAGCATGACCCTGGGCATTGCGCACACTGATAAGGGCGTAGCGGTTCTGGACGCGGTGCGGGAAGTGAAGCCGCCCTTCAGCCCCGAGGGGACGGTGGAGGAGTTCTGCACCTTCCTCAAATCCTACGGCCTCTCCAGTGTCACGGGGGATCGATACGCGGGTGAATGGCCTCGGGAGCAGTTCCGCAAGCACGGCATCGCCTATGAACTGAGCGAGAAGCCGAAGTCCGACATCTACCGCGACCTGCTCCCTCTGCTGAACAGCGGGCGGTGCGAGCTGCTGGACCTGCCTCGCATCCGCCAGCAGCTCACTGGTCTTGAGCGGCGCACGGCGCGCGGCGGCAGAGACAGCATCGACCACGGCCCGGGCGCCCATGACGACTTGGCGAACGCGGTGGCCGGCGCGCTCCTACTGGCAGCCCAGAAGAAGCAGCCGATGAAGATCAACCCTTCCGTGGTCGCGCGGATCCGCGCCCAGCCCTTGCCTGGCCCGGTGGGAACTTTTCAGACGAGGCTACGCGCATGAGGCTCATGGCATTCGACCGCTCGGTGCGGTCCTTCGACCGGGCCGGGCATCTGCACGTCGCCTCGGCGAATATCAGCAAGGCTTGCGTCAGCCCCTACCTCGGCGCGGAGATCCCGGACTGGAAGCAGATGGGGCTCTCCCCCAACCGCGTCTATCACCTCCTCCGCGACCCCGAGGAGCTGCGCCGGGCGGCCTCCACGTTCACCGGCAAGCCCCTGGTGCTGAAGCACCGGGCGCAGATCGCGTCTGACCACAGCCGGGACATCACCATCGGCACGGTCGGGGAGGCGTCTTGGACTGCTCCCTACCTGCGGGCGCCCCTGGTCGTCTGGGACGGCGCCGGTATCGCGGCCATCGAGAGCGGCGCCCAGAAGCAACTGTCCCCTGGCTACTTCTTCGAAGCCGTCATGACCCCGGGCACCTTCGCCGGGGAGCCCTACGACGGCCGAATGGCCAACATTACCGGCAATCACGTCGCCCTGGTTCCCGAGGGGCGGCAGGGGCCGGACGTCGTGGTGGGAGATGCCCTCCCGACGCGGTTCAGAAACCTTGGAAAGGATAGTGCCATGTCGGATCCGGCAGGCGGCCTGATTGCAGGCGAACAGCTCAATCTCCGTTTGATTGACGCTTTCCGCGAATTCCTGTCCGGCAAGCTCTCGCCGGACGACCTGGCGGGCTTCGACGCTCTCTGGATGCCCTATGTCTCGCAGACCGCTGACGCCGACCCCGAACGGCTCGCGGGGGACCGCCGGATGCCTGGCGCGTTCCGGCATGGTGACCGCGCCGGCTTCGAGAAGCGGTTCTCGACCCCCGTTCCGCTGAAGCACCTGTGAGGGCGGTCATGCGGATGCTGACCCCGGCAGGCGCCGAGAAGACCGCCTCTCCTGAGCGGGAGGCACTTGCCCGCGCCCAGCAGAGGCACCGTCTCTGTGCCCGCGCGGCCGAGGAGGCGCGCGACGCGGACGAGCGGGGCGCTGCCCTGGTCCGTGAGGCGCAGGAGGGGCTGGAGGCGGCACAGCAGCGATTGGAAGCAGCCAAGGGCGACCTGGCCAATTCCATGGCCGCGGCGGCCAAGGGCGGGCCTGCGGCCAGCGCCTCCTCCCTATCCCGCTGCCGGGCGGACGAGGCCGCTGCTATCGACGTGCTGGAGGCGGCCGAGGCGGCGAAAGGCTCCCTGGAGGCCAGCCGCCGGGACGCCGAGCGCGAGGCAGAGGCAGCCACGCGCTACGTTGAGCAGGCGGCGGGCGCGGTGGTGTTGGAATCTCTCGGCCCGCTTCTGGCGGAAGCGGTGGAGATGCAGCAGCGCCTCATTCGGTTTCGGCTGGGCCTGCGCTGGCTGATGCAGTCGCGCGTGGTCGCCGGCAATCCAGCTCTCGCCGCCTTCATGGAGCGAGACGTTTTTCTACCCGGCCTTCACGGCGGGGAGGCCGATAACTCGATGGCCGTCATTTGGCAGCGCATGGATGCCCCTGGACCCTGGAGGGCCTTCGTCCACGCCTTGCGCGGGGATCCGGACGCGCCGGCCCCTAGTGTGGTGGGAGGCTGAGACGTGCGCCTGCCCCCCCTACCTCAGGAGGCTCAATGACCAGCCTCCGGAAGCGCCTGATCGACGTCGAGATCACGCTGAACCCGGTGACCGACAACACCACCGGCGCCGTGACCCGCCCCACCTTCAGTCGCAGCGGCAAGGACACGCTGCTCCTCCAGGGCTACCGCTGCCAGGCGGTGATCCGGAAGGAGGGCTACATCTCGCAGAACCCGCTCTCCCTGCGGATCTACGGCCTCTCGCTGGACCTGATGAACGAGATCTCGACCCTGGGGCGGCTCCCGCTCGCCGGGCGGAACAACACCATCACAGTGAGCGCCGGGGACGAGATCGACGGCGTGGCGGTGGTCTACAAGGGCACCATCGCCAAGGCCTGGGCGAACTTCCAGGCCATGCCGGACGTCTTCTTTCAGATTGAGTCCTACACCGGGCTCTACGCCGCCCTGGCCCCCACGGATGCGACTTCCTTCGTGGGCGCGGTGGACGTGGGGACGGTCATCAGCGGGATCGCGAACCGGATGGGCCGGAGCTTCCGGAACCATGGAGTTCAAACCAAACTGACCGACCCGTATTTCCACGGCACCCTCCTCCAGCAGCTCCAGTCCTGCGCGCAAGCTGCGGACATCGAGTACGAGGACACCGGGGATTCCATCGTCATCTGGCCGAAGAATGGAATCGTTCCCGGTGTGAAGCCCCTCGTCTCGCCCCAAACGGGCATGATCGGCTACCCGTCCTTCACCCATAGCGGCATCGCGGTCAGCACACTCTACAACCCGAACATCGGGCGCGGGCAGCTCATCGAGGTGGAGAGCGACCTGACCCCGGCCTGCGGGACGTGGCGTGTCTACACGCTGACCCACGTCCTGGAGAGCGACATTCCCAACGGCGAGTGGACCACCTACCTGGAAGCCGCGGAGCCGCCATATGCCGCGGTCCGATAAACAGCGCGCCTGTGACACGATCCCAAACGAGGCAGCGCTGGGTCCTAGCGAAGCGGCGGCCGCTCCGGGGCCAGTTGTCGTTCATGGTGTCTTGTTTCTTCCCGACCTAAGGCGACCTCTCGCGCTCGCGTCTGGTGTGGGCTTTCCAAGCAGTCTGCGGATAGTGCCGGGGCTGCCACGTTGCCCGACTCTTCTGGGGCAACGCGGTGCCGCCAAGCACGGCATCGGCGCGTAGTTCGCATCGTCGGCCGGCGAAGGTTCTGCTTGACGGCCAAGCGCTCTTGGCCTACATCACCGCCACGCCACGGTTGCAGAGCATTTACGTTTTAGCAACTGTGGTTTACAAAAGGGCGCCTGCGGGCGCCCTTTTTACGTTTAGAGGTCTGGTTTTCAATGGGTCGTGTGGCGGTCTTTGTGGATGCTGGGTACCTCTTTGCTGCTGGGACGGCACTCATTGCCGGTAGCAAGCAGCCCCGCCACCTCACCCAGTTAAACGAGCAGTTGGCGGTTCAGGAGCTGATTGTTAAGGCGCAAGAATGTACGTCCTCGCCGCTACTTCGAGTTTATTGGTATGATGGTGTGAGCCCTAGGGGCCCGGGCCCGGAGCACCATCGGCTTGCTGCACTTAATAACGTAAAACTCCGGCTTGGCTTCATAAATAGTAGCGGGCAGCAGAAAGGGGTCGACAGCCTCATCGTCACGGATCTGATTGAGCTTGCGCGGAATAATGCCATGTCCGACGCCGTGGTCCTAGCCGGTGATGAGGATGTGCGGATCGGTGTGCAGGTGGCGCAAAGCTACGGCGTTCGGGTCCATCTATTGGGGGTAGTTCCCTCGCGCAGCAATCAAAGCCGCCAGTTAATGCAGGAGGCTGACACGACTCACGAATGGGATAAGGACGTCGTTGGCAAGTTTATCGCCACCACACCAGTAGTTGCGACAGGCACTATCAAGCTCACCGCGACTACAGGTGCCGCAGGTGTTCCTGCGGTAATGCAATCAGCCACGGTAGTACCACAAGCGGACCTGACCCTAGAAGAGTGTGCAACTGCTTTCCTTGTGACCCTTGAGCAAAATGAGGTCACGCTGATACTAGAAGAGTGGCGCGATTACGGGCAGCTTCCATCCTCGTTCGACGGAAGACTCCTCGGATCCACCAGGGATAGAATGGGCCGAAAGCTGGAGCAGTCTGAGAGGCACTCGTTGCGCCGGGCGTTTGTCACGCAACTCCATGCCAGAACTCAGGAGCCGCCACAGTAGCCTTCTGCGAGTCTCACCACGCAGTCAGCGTCACCATAGCCCCAACCAGGACCCGAGTTGAGCTGCCTTGCTTGCCGCCTCTGGAGCACGCACAGCAATGTCTTGGGCATCCTTTATTGCGCCGAGCGCTGCCCGGATTTTCGCTAAAGGAAGCCGTCCCGCCCTCAGCTCCGCCTCAGCCTCACGAAGTTCACCTGATGCTGCTGCCGGGGCCAAACTGCCCATAGCAGACAGGCTCTCCACGAGAGAGCCGACTGCCTCGGCTATCTCCTGTGGAGAAGGAGAAATAGTTTGTGTAATCGACGAGATCGATCCGCCGCCATGGGCCAAGCCGCCTACCGGGCCATAAATATTGAACTGCGTACCAACAGTGCTGGCTGCCTTGGCCTCTTCCTTTGTGAAAGACAGCCCTTCGCCCTTAACGCCAGCCTCATCTAGCTTGAGAGCCCAGTCCATCACCGCATTCCGGGCGGCCTCTATTATTCCAGCCAAGGCAGATTTTGGAACGTGGATCTTAACGTCTGCTGGGAAGCCAAGCTGAGAGCAGATCCTCTCGGCCAATTCCGGACGAACACCCACATGAAAATAACCGGAACTACTAAGTTCAAGCAAAGACGTCACGAGGGCCATTGGAGCTCTGATTTGCTGTGTCCCCATGCGCATCCCCATAATCGGCTGCCAGCCATTGTAGGGATTGAGATATTTGAGCTCACCAGCCGCGTGCCGGTAAAGTGGTAGCTTCGCCCCTTCACCGTAGCCGTTGATTTCGAATTCTACCCATTGAGCAAAGTCAGCCGCCTTCAGTTTGGCCGCGACAAGCTTCGCTTTGCGGAGAAGATCGGTGACGGGCGCATTGCGATCAATGGAATCGATTTGCAGTTGCTCAATGATGCTGGCGGACATCGGCTTCCTATTTGGCAGCGGCCATACGTTGCGCCACTTCCTCCAGGTACTCGATCAGGCACCGAACCTGCTCTTTTGTGGTCGCGATCGGGTATTCGCCGATGGCGGATCTCAGCACGTCGTGATGGTCCACGAAGAACAGATTATTCCGAACATAGCTGTCGTAAGCCTCCAGCGTGGTATCGGTCATTTCAGGAATGTCGATGGCTTCCGCATCGGTCTTCACTGTGATCCAGCTCATTGATACCCTCCGGCTTCCGCTGAGGCCTGCTGGCCTGTCCGATTCGACGGGTCCGACGTCGTCCGCCATCCTGTCAACCGGACGGAGATTCGGCCATGGAAATCGTCGCATCTAGCTCGGACGATGAGCGTGCGAGGCGCCGGGCACTTGATGACGCCGGCAGTGCCTTAGCGACGCTGGCCGCCAACCTCATGCGCATCAGCCGCGGCGCGGGGAAGCCTGCCGACGTGGCGGTCCAGGCCGCAGAGGTCGTAATCATCGTCCGCGAGTATGAAGCCCTTACCGGGCATGGAGTGCCTGTGGGGGCAGTGTCGGATGCGCTTTCTGTTCGCCCGGCTTATGAATGGACCATGCAATTCCCGGACGATGAGCGGGAACGGATTCGCGCCACTGAACAGATGATTGCCGGTGCGCTTCAGGTGGCGGCATCGCGCCTCGTCGGCCAGAAGACCCAGGAGCGGGCAGGCGACGATGAGCTGTACCGAGGGGTGAGCAGGCTTCGCGAGTTACAGGAAGAATTGCGGAGGCAACGGCAGGCAGCGACGCGGGCCGCGAAGCCGAAGGCCGACAAAGTCTCGCGACGGATACAAAAAAAGTAACATAGTTACCCCAGGCGGCGCCCAAGCTCCCTAAAGTCAATCGCGGGCTCATCCGACTTGGTAGGTGGGGGATTAGGAGCGAACTGCCTTTCAAGTTCCTCCAGCACCATCTTGTATCGCGCAACAACAAATGGGGCAGAGTGAGACTTCTCACCCACAAGCATTCCGGGCGTGAGCATGGCTGCGATCATCGGCAGCTCGTCTAGCTTGGGTGGCATAGCTTTTCTCCATTAACCCCGAGCGTTGTGCTGGATTTCCTTGAGCGGCAACATGAGGGTCAAGGGTGTCACACGGCTCGGCTTAAAGCCCATGTGCCGGTAAAAGCTCTCTGCCTCTTCGTGCAGGGCGTGAACCAGCAGGGCCGCGGTGCCGACGTAATCGGATACCTGCAATGTGCGCTGGATTGCGTCCTTTAAGAGGGCGGGGCCTAGACCGCGCCCTTTGAACCTCTTGTCCACCGCAAGGCGAGCAAGGATGGTGATCGGGACGGGATTGGGCATCCCGTGCCTGAGGTCGCGAATGCAATCCGCGTGCGAGACAGATCCAGACGCAAGACTGTAGTAGCCCGCAACTTCATGGGATTCGTCTGTGGTGATCACAAAGGTCCGACTGGCTCGACTGACCTGATTAGCCATAGCCCAACGGGTGAGCCACGCATTCAGCGTTGGCTCACCGCAATCGAAGTCTTCCAGCCCGTGGTCGGTTGTCAGCGCATGTGGCGCCCGGAGTGACCCAGGCGCCGCAATCTGAACAACCTTCCCCCTTGTTAACCCTTGGCCCAAGGCGACCTCTTCGAGAGCAGGCGCTTGAGCGCCGGGTTGTCATCAGGCGGCGCGTCGAGCGCAGCCACAAACTCATCCCAACGATCGCCATCTACGAAGAACTGACGCTGATCCAAAAGTGTGTCCAATGCAGCCTTTCGGGCGCTCTCTAACATGAATGCAGTGCGGGTCTTCCCCTGCACCTTGGCAGCACGATCGATCAGGTCGGTCTCATCTTTGCGCGCGCGGAGATTGATCTTGACCTCCGGGGATGCAACGTCGCTCCTATCGTGCCCCCTGCGCATGGCGGTCATTGTGGGTGCTCCTTTCTGAACACATGCAGTGTCGGCTGCTTGTGTTGACGGCGTGTGTACGCTTCTGTGCGGACAACGTCAATACGCAATTCGTAGTTGCTGCGTTCGCCCGTTTTCCAGAGCTGGATCCAAATCCTACTGATTTTGCTAGGTTTTCCTCAGCCTAACCCCAGCCCCGCCACCGTTCTCCGCGATGAACTCGACCCCCGCAGCCTCCAGCGCGGCACGGATGGCGGCGAGGGTGGAAGCGTTGGCCGGCTGATCGGCTTCGATGCGGGTCACCGTGGCAGGCGAGACTTTCGCCCAGGCAGCCAAATCCCTGACGCCCAGCTTCAAGGCAGCCCGGGCCATCCGGCATTGTGCCCCTGTTATCATCCGATCACCCTGTTGACGTGCCGCGGCTGGAGTGCCTAGATTGGCACCACGTTATCGCATGAGCGCGATGACGGCAACAGAACGGCCTGGGAAGCGGCGGCAACCGCAACCCCGGCCTAACCTCAACCCGCTGAGGAGATCAGCAGGCTATGGCTAAGTGCACCCTATCACTTGCCGGGCATCCGGTAGAGCCCTCCCTTGGTAAGGGAGAGCACCACGGCACTCATAATGCCGGGGTCCGACCGCCCTTTCTCGCCCACCAGAGCGCACCGCTCTGCGTCGTGCGTACCACCAACTTCCTCCGCCCCACCCGCTCCCAAATGCGGCAAGCCTACCGCCGCAACGGTGACCCGGTGCCCGTGAACCTGTGCGGCCTGTTTGGGAGGGCCTGGGCATGAGCCCCGAGGCTATCCGCGCCATCAGCGTCGCCCCTCGCATGGCCGCCTACCCCTGCAAGCTCCGCTGCCCGCTGGCGACGGGGTGCGACCGCGCCAGCAGCCGCAACGGCCGCGCCGTCACCTGCCCTGTTCTGGGCGACCGGCGCGTGGCGTTGGCGCCCTTCGTGCCTGTGCGCCGGAGGGCTTCCGCATGAGCGAGCAAATCTCTTCATCCGAAGGTGCCCCAGCGCCCCGCTTCGATTTCCAGGCCCTCGCCGCCCGGGCCAGCTCCGACAACCCCGATGCCCTGTTGTTCCAGGCCGTGGAGCGGCTGGAGGACAGTCGCAGGGCGCTGAGCGGCGCGCGGGCCGCGAACCGTGGCGAACTGGCCTACGCCTGGCTGGAGGCGGAACGGGTGTTGGCAGGCATCACCCCCCGCACCCCCGAAGGCGCCGCCGCGAAGCTGCGGGCCGCGACCTTGGGCATGTCGCGGAGCGGCCTCTGCGATCTGCGCCGTTCCGCAATGTGTGACGCAATCAAGGTGCTGGCCGCTCTTGGGGCGCCGAGACGACGCCAGCGGACCAGGCGAGGTGCCGCATGATCGCCCGTCGCCGCACCCTTGTAGCCTTCGGGAGCGCCGCCGTCGCGGCGGGCGTTAGCGGCACAGGGGCGCAATCCTCCACCCCGCCGGCCAGCGATGCCCTTTTGCTGCAACTGGACGCATCCCGCGCCAGTGCAGTGCAATGGCTTTCCCTCTCTTGTCTGGACGAGGATCGGGATTTCCCGACCGAAGAGGCGCGTGCGATTGCGGTTGCCGCACGGGAGGCGGCAGACGAGGCTCTGGACAGCGTCATCCGACAGATGGCGAGAACGCCGGCCGAGGGGCTGACCGGCCTCGCCATAAAGGCTGCACAACTCTGCCGTGCCTTGAAGGACGGAGCCAGCATCGAGGACCATGCACTGCGCGCCAGCCTCCAGGCGGATATAGCCCGGTTGGTGCCTGGGGTCGTGACGTGAGGAACGCCCTCCCTGTCTGCCCCGCGTCTGCTATCATCCCTTCTAGCGGGGCTAGGTTTGACTGCCACGGAGATGCCCATGAGCGACCTGACCTTCAGCGGCGTCGTGCCAGACTGGCTTTCGCCAGAAAGCCTCGGTGTGCCATTCGTGAAGGCGGCGTGGTACTTCGGCAGGGACGAGTTGTTTCGACGTTCGGAGATCATCAATCGGAACCTTCCTTCCGACACGCGGATCACCCACTCGCCAGCCTACTTCGCTGACTTGGAGTCCTTACTTCCGCGGTGGGGTCAGGAACCAATGCTGATCTATATGCTTGGCCGGCTTCAACGCGGGGAGTGCAGAGCGCTTGGAGATCCCGACCGGGCCGGCGCTATGCCAGAGTGGATACCTTCGCGGTTGTGGCTGGATCTGGAGCCGGACCCGATGAACGATCGGCGCTTTGCAGGAGGCGGCACCACTTTCTGGAACGTCCGCGTCGTCGATCCAGACGCCGTGATCCGGATAGCGAGAGCGCTTCAGTCCAGAGAGACTGGAGGCAAGGAAGAAGGGGCAAGCAGCGAAAAGAGGGGGCGCCGGCGCAGGGCAGAATTCATGCCATTCGTCCGAGAGGTTGTCCGGATAGCCAACAAGCCGGATGGATTGCCGGACCTCCCGGCCAGGCCCGGCGAGCCCGATCCCTTGTTTCAGAGGTTGCAAGACTGGGCGGAACGACAGTCGTTCGAGCTTGCAGACTCTACGTTGCGGGACTGGTTGCGGGACGTGGATTATCGAAGGCCTCGCGAGTAACCCCCGCACGGAAATTCAATTTCCGTGCGGCCGTTCGGCTAATCTCCGCGGCTGACGCATCGTCCTCCGGGTCGCCCGGACTCATCCGGGGACTCCCGAGGACCTGAAGGATGATCGACGTTCAGACCCGCCTGACCGTGCCACTGGCCCGCGCGCCGTCCGAGATCGGCCTCTCCCGCAGCGCCATCTACCGCGCCGCTGCTGAGGGCAAGATCGTACTGAAGAAGCTGGGCCGGACCACGCTCGTGGACATGGCGAGCGCCCGCGCCTTCATCGACGCACTGCCCAAGGCCGAGATCCGCCGCGCGGCCTGAGAACGCAACAACCCGCCACGGTCAGGACCGGGCGGGCTGCAGGTACGCTACGCTACTACTTGGAGATATATGCCTTCACTCTATGTAGCGCGCCTCCTGCCGCTTTGCCAGTCCTTTCGCCGTGGTCTTCAACGAATGGAAGCCACGATGCCCAAGATCCTCTCGCGGCGCCCGCGCCGCCTTCTTGCCCAGCCTACGACCGCCACGATCCGCCTCGTCCATATCCCGAACGCCGCTGACGCGGACGGCGAGCCGCGGGTGGCCCTGGAGGTGCCGCCGAAGCCTGGCTCGGTGAACCGCCGCCCCGTGCTGCTGATGTTCGCCAGCATGGCCGCCGCCCTCGACAGCAAGCGCAGCATGGAGGGCCATCGGTGATGGACTTGTACACCCTCGCTCCCTTGCCGCGCTGGGTCGCCTGGCAGACCGAAGGACGAGGCCCCCAGGGCAAGCCGACGAAAGTCCCGTACAACCCCGTCACGGGCCGGAAGGCTATGGCGGATCAGCCTCGCACATGGGGCACCCGCCAGCAGGCCGAAGCCCGCGCCCCGCAGCTTCCCCGCCCGTTCGACACGGGCGGGATCGGCCTGGAGCTGGGATATCACGACGGCCACGCGATCGGCGGTATTGACCTAGATTCCTGCTTCAGCGGTGACGCGCTCGCGCCCTGGGCCGAGTTGGTGATGCAGCGCTTCGCAACGTACGCGGAGACCTCGCCCAGCGGCACGGGTGTGAAGCTGTTCTTCAGCTACGACCCGGCCGACGCCCCTGCCCTCCGCAAGATCATGGGCACGGAAACAGGCAAGAAGTGGTGTGAGCGCAGCGGGGGTGACCACCCGCCGGGCATTGAACTCTACATCTCGGGCCGCTTCTTCGCCGTGACCGACCAGCAATTCCCCGGCGCGCCCGCCGATCTACGGCAGGTCACGCGCGCGGATCTGGAATGGCTGATCCTGGACGTGGGCCCGAAGCTGGCGGCGCCGGCAGCAAAGCCTGCCACATCGGCGTCTGGCAAGATCCGGAAGGCACTGGAGCGCTCCAAGAACGGCGATGGCAGCCGTAGTGCTGCCGCCTTCAAGGTGGCCGCCCAGACGAAGCGCCGCGGCGGTGACTACGCCGCCTTCCTGGAGGCTCTGGAGGCTTCATCGGAGACGGCGGACTGGAAGGCGGAGAAGGGCGAGGCGGACGGCGGACGCGAGCTGCGGCGCTGTTGGGAGCGGGCCGGTGAAGACCCGCAGGACGAGGGCAAGCCTCGCCTCCTACTGGAGGCCCACAACCCCGACCGTACCGTCATCGGGCTGCGCGACATCCTCGCGAGCACGGGTCGAATCTTCGACCGCGGCGTGCCGGTGCGGCTGACCTTCGACCAGATGCAGCAGGGCATGGTCGCCAAGCCCATGACACCGGATGCGACGGTACTGGAGGCGCACCGGGCTTGCCGCCCCTACGTCCTGAAGGAGCGGGACGGTGAACTGGAGGAGGTAGCCGCCCGCCTGCCTCGCACGACCGCAGTCATGTACCTCGACAGTCATGAGTGGAACCTGCCTGTCCTCAACGGCATCGCTTCCGCGCCGCTGTTGCACGAGGACGGCTCCATCCACGCGGCGGACGGCTATGACGCCGGCACGGGTCTATGGTGCGAGAACGTGCCGGATCTCGCAGGCCTGGTGCCCGATCGACCGTCGAAGGAACAGGCCGCCGCCTCCCTGCTGACGCTGCGAAAGGCATTCCGCACCTTCCCCTTTGCGGACGCTGAGATGGTGCAGCCCGAAGGGCAGGCGGTGCCCACCGTCGATCTCACCAAGCCACCCGGCGCCGACGAAAGCGGCTTCCTGGTCGGGCTGCTGACGGCTGCATCCAGAGCCAGCCTCCACCTCGCCCCCGGGATGCTTCTCACCGCCGCTCCGATGAGCGGTGCCGGCGCCGGCAAGGGCCTGCTTGCCCGATGCACCTGTGCCATTGCCTTCGGCCGGGCACCGCACGCCGTCACGAGTGGCGGAACACCGGAGGAGACCGAGAAGCGCATTGCGACAGAGCTGATGGAAGGCGCTCCGACGCTCTTTCTCGACAACCTGAACAACCAGGCCTTCAAATCTGACCTCCTGGCGAGCGCCATCACGGAGCGGCCGGCACGGGTCCGGCTGCTGGGCAAGTCACAGTCCGTCCCGCTGAACGCCACAGCCTTCATCGTTCTCACCGGCAACGGCCTGACCGTCTCGGAAGACCTGGCGCGCCGCTTCCTCACGGTCGAACTAGACCCGCGGACGGAGGACCCGGAGGCCCGTGCCTTCAACGGGGACCTGTTGACGGAGGTGATAGCACGCCGGGCGAAGCTGCTGGCCGCCCTGCTCACCATCTGGCGCTGGGGCCGACAGACCGGTGACCTGAAAGCCGGGCGTGCCATGGGAAGCTTCGGGCAATGGGGCCGATGGGTTCGTGATCCCTTGCTCGCCCTGGGCTGCAAAGACCCGGCAATGCGTGTCGGCGAGGCCAAGACCAAGGATCAGCGCCGCATCCGGATCGTAGAACTCTTCACCACTTGGTGGGCCAAACACCACGACCTTCCCATGCAGGCGAAGGATCTGCACGAGGAGGTGCGTGCCATCCTGGATCCGCAGAACCGAGGCCGTCAGTTTCAGGCGGCCGAGCTTGGCCGTTTGGACGGGACCCGGATTGCGGGACTGGTGATGAGCCGGGTGAAGACGGAAGCAAAGTGGTCGATCGCGACCTATGCCCTCTCTAAGACCCTTGCGGCGTCCTCTACCCCCTATGCCTCCCCCCTATGCCTCTCCGCCGAAAGGCAGGCATGGGGGTCTGCTGAGATCGTAGAAGTGACTGATTTTGCTGGGTTGTCCGAGAGCCGGACCCCTATGCCCCCTATGACCCCTATGGGTTCGGCTCCCCGCCAGGAAAATCCAGCAAACTGGAGCAGCACGCTGTGAATGCGATGCGCGTCCTCCTCCGCGCTGAAGCGGCCGGCGTGCGCTTCTGGGTGGAGGGGGGCGAGGTGCGAATGAGCGCAGCGGCCCCTCCCCCGTCCGACCTGCTGGCAGATCTGCGCGAGCACCGGAGCGAGATACGAGGACTGCTCGACCATGACCAAGCTGAGGCTGAAGCCATGGCAGCCTTCTACGCCGCCCCAGCCGCGGCGTCTGGGGATCATGTAGACTGGTTCCGACCGGAGGGGCTGGACGGACCTGACCGGCTCGCCGAGGGACTGCTGAGAGGCGCCGTCGCGTACCACGTAGGCTCGTCTCAGTCCGATGAGACTACCTGAGACCGTCTCAGGGGAATCTCACCGCCGTCTCACGCTGAGTGTGGGGCCATTTGTGGGGCCCCAGTGGGAAGCGCCCCGAATACTCAGTAAAAACAAGGATGTTTGGCGTCCCGTACGGGATCGCCTTAGACGTGCAAAATCAACACCTTGGCGCGCCAGAAATGGCTAGCTTCTTCAAGCTGAATCAAGGGCTTGGAAGCCGATTGGCTAGCATCCCCCTCACCTGAAGAAGCCTTGCCCAATCTATTTTCCTGGTTCATTTTCTGGTCGCCCTAAAAAGGGCAGCCATGCAGCAGGAGAGTAGATGTGGATTCCATCCAACCCGAGGGCCGGATCGAGGCATCCGATCCCAGCACCCACGCGAACATCGTCGCCTCTGCGGCCGTGCTTCAGGTGATGTGCTTCGGCCTGGCCCGCCAGTCCGGCTGGCATAACGGCCCCATCGCGGATAATGCCCTGCGGGTCCCCACACGCCTCATGCTGACCGTCTCGGAGCTGGGCGAGGCCATGGAGGGGCACCGCACCGGCGCCATGGACCAGCACCTGCCACACCGCCCGAGCGTGGAGGTTGAGTGCGCCGACGCGGTGATCCGTCTCTTCGACCTTGCCGGGGCGGAGGGCTGGGATCTGGCCGGCGCCATCGCGGAGAAGCTGGCCTACAACCAGCGCCGCGCCGACCACAAGCCGGAGAACCGGGTCAAGGCTGGCGGGAAGCTCTACTGATGGCCGAGGCAGCGCGCGAGCGCCCGCCCGCCGGGTCCGTCTGGCGGGATATGTCCTCCCGGTCGGCCGGCGAGCTGCGGAAGGTCACGGGCTACGCCTCCTTCCAAAGCACCGAGCCCGCGGCCGGGATCAACTCCGGCAAGCCCCTGGTGCTGCATGTCCCCTTCGGCGGCAGCCCCTACAGCGAGCCCCAGGCCACGCCGATGGTGGAGTTTCAGGGCCGGTTCACCCGCGAGAAGCGGTTCGACCAGCGATGACCCCGGAGCAGGCACACGACGCCATCGTCGGCTTTCTGCGGGCCATGCTCTGCGGCTCTCTGATCGTCATGGGGATCGCGTGCCTGCTGTTTGTCATCGCGGGATGGCGGAGCTGGGGGAAGAAGCGGCCGAAGGACGGCGCGTGACCCATCGGGCGCGGGCCGGCTCCGGCTGGCCCGTACCTCATGTGCCATCGCGGCGCAGCAGCAGGAGCAAAGAGCATGCCCGACGAGAACAAGAACGAGGCGCAGTCCGCGCCGCTCGACGTGTCGATTCAGAGGGTGTCGAATGGGTTCTCCCTCTACATCGGCGGCACCGCCTGGAACAGCCGCGGCGGGGTCGGGGAGACCCAGGTGGCCGAGACGGTACCGGCACTGTTGCGCCTGGTGGACGGCTGGGCCCAGCGACACGACCCCCGGCAGGGCGACATGCTGGACGAGGCGCGGCGGCCGGATGGGATTGTGCCGCCCGAAGTGGCGGCGCACCTGGAGGAGCTGGCCCGGCAGGGCAAGCTGGTTCAGCAGGAGCGCACCACGGATGGCTGCCAGGTGGGGCTGGCGGTCTCGGCCGGCGACCTCATCACCGGCTCTTTGACCGACGCGATCATGGAGCGGGCCTGTTTCCCGGTGCCTGATCGGGAGGAGGTGCATCGGCGCGTGATGGCCTTGCTGCAGGGGCTGGAGGCCGATGCCGCGGCCGCCCAAAAAGCCGAGCCCGCGCCGCGCACTCTCTACGTTACGATCCAGATCCCCGAAGGCCGGGATGTACGTGAGTTCCCCGCAGGCTCGACGCCCCACCGCGCGAACGGCATGGGGTGGCTGACTGTCATGGACAGGAACGGCCAGGAGCTGGCGTTCTTCGAGAGGGATACCTGGACCGGCTACCACTACGGCTGATCCAGCCTCGACCCCCTTTCCTGGCCCTGCGGATCAACCCCGCAGGGCCTTTTTCTTGCCTTGCGCCGCATCTTCCTGGTTGTCATTTTATGGCTATGCCCAAGAACCAGCCCGCGCAGCCGCCGGCAGTGCCCGAGCGGAGGACCCTGACGGGCGAAGAACAGCTTTTCGTCCAGGAGTATTGGCGCACCGGGAATCCGGTGAAGGCCTACCTCGCCGTGTGGCCCTTCACCGCCAAGCGCGTAGCCCCCGGCGCGGCAAAGCAGCTCCTCGACCTCCCGCACATCCAGCAGGAGATGGAGCAGTGGCAGGACCGCATGAACAAGCGGTTCAACCTCTCCCGCGAGCGCGTGATGCAGGAGCTGGCCCGGCTGATCCTCTTCGATCCCCGCCAGCTCTACCGTGATGACGGCTCCATGAAGCTGCCCCACGAGCTGGACGCGGACACGGCCGCCGCAATCAGCGGCTTCGAGAGCATCCAGATGGGCACCTCGAAGGGCAACGAGGAAGGCGAGACCATCGAGATCACGGTCAAGAAGGTGAAGTGGGCGGACAAGCACGCCGCCATCAAGACCTATCTCGAGGCCCAGGGCTGGAAGAAGCAGGTGGACACGGAGCGGGACAGCAACCCCCTCGCCAACCTGCTGAAGCAGATCGGGGAGCGGAGCGCCATCCCCGTGGTCCACATGGATGGGCAGGCCGAAGAGGTGGAGGACGCGTGAGCGCCGCCCTGGCGGAGGAGCCGCCACCGACCTTCGACCTGGACCACCGCCCTACCGACGCGGCCGAGCTGGTCATGTGCTTGCAGGATCCGCTTTGGCGGCTGTGCAGCGGCTTCCTCTACAAGATCATCGTCAAGTCTGAGAGCAGCGAGACGGGCAACGTGGTGATGCCCTTCCGCCCGAACGCTGCCCAGATGGACTTCCTGATGAACCTCTGGCACCGCAACCTCATCCTGAAGGCGCGGCAGCTTGGGTTCACCACCCTCATTGCGCTGATGTGGCTGGACCACGCGCTGTTCAATGCGAACCAGCGGTGCGGCATCATCGCCCAGGACAAAGACACCGCCGCAGTCATCTTCCGCGACAAGGTGCGCTTCGCCTACCTCAATCTGCCGGACGACCTGCGCGCCCAGATGCCCCTGGCCCGCGACAGCGCCGCCGAGCTTCTCTTCGGGCACAACAACAGCTCCATCCGCGTGGCGACCAGCGTGCGCGGCGGCACCCTGCACCGGCTCCACGTGTCCGAGTTCGGCAAGATTGGCGCGAAGTACCCGGCCAAGGCTGAAGAGGTGGTCACGGGCTCCCTTCCCGCCGTGCCCACGGATGGCATCGCCATCATCGAAAGCACGGCCGAGGGCCAGGAAGGCCACTTCTTCAAGATGAGCCAGAAGGCGGAGGCCGACCACCAGGCCAAGCGCCGTCTGAGCCAGAAGGATTACCGCTTCCACTTCTATCCCTGGCACGAGAACCCGGAATACAGCATCGACCCGCGCGGCGTGCGGATCACCGCGAAGGACCACGAATACTTCCACAAGGTGGAGGCGGCGACCGGGCGGCGACTCTCCATGCGCCAGCGCGCTTGGTACTGCGTCACGCGGGACAGCGAGTTCAGCGGCGATCCGGCCCTGATGTGGCGGGAGTACCCCTCCACCCCGACCGAGGCGTTCCAGCAGTCCACCGAGGGCACCTACTACGCCACGCAGCTCGCGGCGGCGCGCATCGCCGGCCGGATCGGCCGCGTCCCCTATGTCGAAGGCGTGCCGGTCAACACCTGGTGGGATATCGGCAACCGAGACGGCACCGCCCTCTGGCTGCACCAGCGCATCGGCGCCGAGCATCGTCTGATCGGCTTCATGGAGGCCTGGGGCGAGCCCTACAGCTACTTCGTCCGCCTGCTGCAGGCGACTGGCTATGTCTGGGGCACCCATAACCTGCCTCACGACGCCACCGCGAAGCGGCAGCAGGGCACCGTCATCCGCAGCCCGCTCGACATGCTGGAGGAGCTGACGCCCGGCTGGCGCTGGAACATCGTGCCCCGGGTGGACGAGATCCAGACGGGCATCCAGGCCACCCGCGCCCTCTTCGGCCAGTGCTGGTTCGATGAGGTGGCCTGCAAGGAAGGACTGGCGCACCTCGCCGGCTACCGAAAGACCTGGGACGACAGGCTGGGCGTGTGGCGCAACGAGCCCCGGCACGACATCCACTCCGAAGCCGCCGACGCATTCCGTCAGCTCGCGCAGGGCTGGGAAGACCCCGCCCCCCCGGCCGGCTCCCGCCCCAAGCGTCGCCGCCGCGGCGGCATGGCCGTCTAGGAGACAGCATGAAGCACCGCATCGCCATCGACCTCACCAGGAGGTTCTTCCAGCGGGTCACGCGCGGCTACGTCATCACGGGCACCTGGCGCCTCGATCAGAGCCCGCCCGAGCCGTGCCTTGTCGTCACCCTCCCCTACCGCGCCATCAGCTTCGAGCGCACGACCCCGTGCGTGGTGCCTCTGCGCTCCGCGCACATTTGGGCCGGCACCTCGCGGAAGGACCATGAACACGTTGCCGAGATGTGCGGCGAGTTCCTGGCCGCGCTGGGCGAGAGGTTCAGCGGCCCGGCGGCCATCCAGCTCGCGCTGGCGGTCCATGACCACATTCCCGACCTCCTGATGATCCCGCCCTACTCCGGCGAGAGGGAGGTGGTGGGCGAAGTCACCCGCACCGGGCCGGACGGTAAGGTCCACGAAGACACCATCATGGAGCGCATCTGATGTTCGAGGGCGAGCGGCGCGATAGCCCCATGGGGTTCACCGGGGGCGGGAAGAAGACGGATGCGGTGGATCGCGTCCTCTCTCGCCCTGCCGCCACTGCCCTGGATAGGGCACGGAAGGCCGGGGACGGTGCGGACAAGGGCCTGGACAGCGACGAGGCGATCCGCCTGCACGGCACGCTCATGTCCTTCTACACGCGCGAGCTGGAACGGCAGGGCGTGAACCGTGCCGAGATGGCCCGCGACGAAGCGTTCTATGACAATGAGCAGTGGGACCCCCAGGACGCCGCGACCCTGCGCGACCGCGGCCAGGTGCCCCTCGCCTACAACGTCATCTCCACGGCCGTTGACTGGATCATCGGCACCGAGAAGCGCGGCCGTACGCAGTACAAGATCCTCCCACGCCGCAAGGACAGCTCGAAGCAGGCCCAGCGGAAGACGGACCTGTTCAAGTACCTGGACGATGTAAACTACGCCCCCTTCCAGCGGAGCCGCGCCTTCGAGGATGCGGTGAAGGTCGGTCTCGGCTGGATGGAGTGCGGTGCCCAGGAGGATGACGAGGGCGAACCCCTCTTCGACCAGTACGAGAGCTGGCGGAACATCCTCTGGGATAGCGCCTCCACGGACCCGGCGCTGCGCGACTGCCGTTACCTCACCCGCACGAAGTGGCTGGACCTGGACTTGGCGCAGGCCATGTTCCCGAACCGCGCCGGTATGCTCCGGCTAGCGGCCGAGAACGGCACGGAGGGCTATCACGGGTCCGACACCATCCACGGCGACGAGGCCATGGACAGCCAGGAGCAGTCCCTCGACGCCCATACCGGCCTGACGGAGATCGAGGCCGCCCCGCGCCGCCGCGTGCGCGTGATCGAAATGTGGTTCCGCAAGCCGGTCATGACGAAGAAGATCAAAGGCGGCGAGTTCGCGGGAGAGGTGTACGACGACTTCTCGGCCGGGCATCGGGAGGCGGTGGCGGCGGGCAACGGCCGCCTGATCGAGAAGGTGACGATGCGGATGCACGTCGCCGTCATGAGCATCAACGGCCTCCTGTTCGTGGCGCAGAGCCCGTACCGCCACAACGACTTCCCCTTCACGCCGATCTGGGCCTACCGGCGCGGCAAGGACAACTTGCCCTATGGCGTGATCCGCCGCCTCCGGGACATCCAGGACGACATCAACAAGCGCGCCTCGAAGGCGCTGCACATCCTCTCCTCCAACAAGACCATCATGGACGAAGGGGCCGTGCCGGACCTGGAAGAGTTCGCGGAGGAGGTGTCTCGCCCCGACGCGATCATCGTGAAGCGGGCGGGCAAGGAGCTGGTCATCAACGCCGAGCGCGAGCTTGCCCCGGCGCACATGGAGCTGATGAGCCGGTCCATACAGATGATCCAGCAGGTGTCCGGCGTCACCGATGAGGCCATGGGGCGCACGACCAACGCCACCGCCGGCATCGCCATCCAGGCGCGGCAGCAGCAGGCCGGCATGGCGACGGCCGCCCTCTTCGACAACCTGCGCCTGCACTACCAGGTGCATGGCGGCAAGAAGCTCTCGGTGATCGAGCAGTTCTGTTCGGAGGAGAAGGCATTCCGCATCACCAACGCGCGCGGGACGCCGACCTATATCCAGGTGAACGATGGCCTGCCTGAGAACGACATCGTTCGCTCCAAGGCCGATTTCGTCATCTCCGAGGAGGACTGGCGGGCGAGCGTGCGGCAGGCGCAGGTGGCCGAGCTGATGGACCTGATGGCGAAGATCGCGCCCGTGGCTCCGCAGGCCGTGCTGGTCCTCCTCGATTTGGTCGTGGAGAGCATGGACATCGGGAACCGCGAGGAGATCGTGAAGCGGATCCGGCAGCTCTCCGGCCAGCGTGACCCCGACGCCGAGGAGCTGACGGCGGAAGAGGTGGCCCAGATGCAGGAGAAGCAGCGCCAGGCGCAGCTTCAGGAGCGGGGCTTCATGGCGGAGGTGCTGCTGAAGGAGGCCAAGGCTGGCCTCACCCAGCAGCAGACCCAGGAGGTGGGTGCGAAGATCAACCAGATCGTCGCCACCATAGCCGGCACCAATGTCGGGGCACAGAAGGCTGCCCTGGAAGCCGCCCTTCTTGCCCTTTCGGCGCCGCCGGCCGCTCAGGTGGGCGACCTCATCCTGCACGAGAGCGGCTTCCAATCCCGCACCGAGCAGGAGGCGGACGCGCGGGCCCAGGGGATCATGCAGGGCGAGGAGCTGCAGGCCGCCCAGCGCGAGCAGGAAGCCGCGCAGGCGCAACAGCAGCAGGCTCAGGCCGAGCAGGAGCAGGCCCAGCAGGTGGCCCAGCAGGTGGCCCAGGCCAGGGAACAGGCGAACCCCACCGAGCGGGCGGCCATTGACCAGGCAGTGGCGCAGCAGCGCGGCGCCGGCCCGATGCCGGCGTGATGTGGCGGGTTCGGAGGCAAGTCATCGGCACCCATCACTTTCGGGTGCCGCCATGGCGGCTGCGGCGCGGCGACATGAGCGCCCGATGGTCCCGGCGCTGGCGCTGGAAGGCCTGGGGCCCGACCACCCGGTGCGACCGCCGGGACGCCTCCCCTGCACCGCGCATCACAGGAACCCCCGTGCCAATCCCGGCCGGACGAAGGAGAGAGAGCATGAACGACATAACCAAGCCGGTGACGGAAGAGGAGCTGCAGGCGAAGGCCGTCGCGCCGCGCGTCAGCATGGAGCGCCTGGAAGGGCTCGTTCGCACCACCGAGTTCCACCGACCGAACGATGCCTCAACCCTGACCATCTGCACCGTCACCACGAAGCAGGGGTTCTCCGTGGTGGGCGAGAGCGCGGCAGCCGCCGGGCCCAACTTCGACCCCGCCATCGGCATGCGGATCGCGCGCCAGAACGCCCTGAACAAGTTGTGGCCGCACGAGGGCTACCTGCTGCGGGCGATCCTGGCGGCCAGCGAGGGTGAGGGGCTGGAGCGGCTGGTGACGGAGCTGGAGGACAGCCGGGCGGTCAATGGTGGCGACCTCACCACGGCCGACACCGTGAAGGAGGTGCTGCGCCTCTTCCGTAACCTGATGACGGAGGGGTAAGCACCACATTACCCAAGCCATATTATTGGATAGGAAATCTTCCATCGCGGCGCGGTTCATGCCAAGAATCATGAGCCGCGCCGGTCGGAGATCACCGGCAGATAAATAGGAGGCCTTCATGGTCAAGCCCGCCACCTCTGCCGAGCCCAAGAAGAAGGCCACCGACGCCTTCAAGAAGGGCCAGAAGATCACCTTCGCCATCGGCCACCGCACCGGAACCCTGACCGGCGACGGCACCATCACGGGCGCGATCAGCCCGGACGGCCGCCGCATGGAGATCCAGAAGAAGGACGGCTCCGGCACGACCTGGGCCTTCCCGTCGCAGATCAAGGCCGCCGCCTGACGCAGCCGGGGCGGCCTGGCGCCGCCCCTCTACGAGGAGAGACGGCATGATCCGTTCCTACCCGCTGGGCTTCTCCGGCGCCGCCATCGCCGCCATCGCGATGGCGTGCCACGAGGCCAACCGCGCTTGGTGTGAGGCGCAGGGCGACCGCTCCATCAAGCCCTGGGCCGAGGCGCCCACGAACATCAAGGACAGCGCCGTCGATGGCGTCTGCTTCCACATCGAGAACCCCGATGCCGGCGCGCAGGCCAGCCATGACAATTGGCTGAAGTTCAAGGAGGCCGATGGCTGGGTCTATGGCCCCGTGAAGGACGCCGAGGCGAAGACGCACCCCTGCATGGTGCCCTTCGCGGAGCTGCCGGTGGAGCAGCAGGCCAAGGACGTGATGTTCCGCAACATCGTCCACTCGCTCGCACCCGCGGCGCGGGTGGTCTTTCCCTGATCGGAGGCTGAAGCATGAGCGGAACCCAGGGCGGGGCCGTGATCCCCGACGACGACAACGCCGATGTCGAGCTGACCGAGGAGGAGCGCGCGGCACTGGCCGAGCCGGATGACGGCGCGAACGGCGATCCCGACAACGGGCAGGAGACGGTCCCGGCTGGCAAGACCGGCGACGCCAAGCCGCCCGAGGGCAAGGACGCCCAGCCCGGCGCCGACACAGAAAACCCCGGCGCCGACTCTCAGCCCGCCGGGCGCGACGACGGCGGGGCGGTGGACGATGAACCCACAACCTCACCGCAGGTTCTTCGCCCCAGCGCGCCCGAAGGCGCTGCCGATCGGCTGAAGGCCATCGACACCGAGCGCACCGAGCTGGCCCAGAAGTTCGATGATGGCGAGCTGACCGGCAAGGAGTTCCGCGAGGCGGACAAGAAGCTGGAGGAGGAGCGCGCCGGGCTGGCCTGGGCCATCCAGAAGGATGAACTCGCCGGGGAGCTGAACAGCCAGCAGCGAGAGCGCGACTGGTTCCGTGAGGTGAATGAGTTCGTCGCCGCCCACCCCGAGGTGAAGGAGAACGAGACCCTCTGGGCCGCCTTCGACCTCCATGTTCGGAAGGTGACGGGCAGCGAGGATGCCAAGGGCCTGTCCGACCGAAAGATGCTCGCCAAGGCCTTCGACGGCTGGAAGAAGGATCTCGGCCGCGACAAGCCCGCCGCTCCCGCACCAAAGGTGGAGCCCAAGCCCACGGCCGAGCGCCCTGCCCTGCCGCCGACGCTGCGGAACGCGCCGGCTGCCGAGGCGCCGAACGCCAGCGACGGCGAGTTCGAGGCGCTGGATCGCCTCGCGAACACCGACCCGCTGGCCTACGAGGCCGCTATGGCGAAGCTCTCGGACGCGCAGCGCGAACGCTACCTCGCGGCCGGGTAGCAGGCACGGCGCGACGTGTTCCGCACCAACATGAAGGCTGGCGAGCAGGTGGCGGCCGGGGATGTGATCGTCACGTTCCTTGGTCGCCATGAAGGCCAGTGCCGCTTCACGGTGGAGGTGGGCGGGCACGTCGCATCGCACGCAACCAAAGGTGCCGAGCGGATTGATATTCTGCCCGGCATCTTCTTCATCGTGGAGCGCCGCGCGGAGATGAAGCAGGGATGGCGCGGCGGTGGAGGAGAACGCGTTCGTCTCTCTCTCGAAGCGCCATCTGCGGTGATGGTGCGCAAGCTCCCCAAGAAATCTTGTCAAGTAGAATCGCGCACGTGTAATCTCGAAGCCTCAGCATCTCGGGCGCAGGAGTGCCCATGCGGAACAACCATTCCACATGGGACCCTTTGAATGACGCAGACCGTCATCCCGTTCGGTGATCCGCGAGCCCAGAAGAAGTGGTCCTCGCAGCTTTTCATCGACAAGGCCAAGAAGTCGTACTTCGACCGCAAGTTCGTGGGCGAGGGTGAGAACAACGTCATCCAGCGGAAGACGGAGGTGGAGTCCGATGCGGGCGACACCATCCAGTTCGACCTGTCCGTCCAGCTCCGCGGGAAGCCCGTGCGCGGCGACAACCGCGTGAAGGGCACGGAGGAGAACCTGAAGTTCTTCTCCGACGAGGTGAAGATCGACCAGATCCGGCACCCGGTCTCGGCGGGCGGCCGCATGTCCCGCAAGCGCACCGCGCACAACCTGCGCTCCATCGCGAGGGATCGCCTGTCCGACTATTGGGCGCAGTACATCGATGAGCTGTACTTCATCTACCTGGCCGGCGCGCGGGGGGTGAACCAGGACTTCATCGAGGACACGACCTACGCCGGCCACGCCGGGAACCCCATCGAGGCCCCCGACGCCGGCCACATCCTCTACGGCGGCGCCGCGACCTCCAAGGGCACGCTGACCGCCGCCGACAAGATGAGCCGCGTGCTGATCGAGAAGGCGCAGACGGCGGCCCGCATGATGCGCGCCCAGGACCCGACCACGGCGAACATGCAGCCCGTCACGGTGAACGGCGAGAGCCGCTACGTGATCCTGATGAGCGCCTGGCAGGAGTACGACCTGCGCACCTCCGACGCCGCGGGCTGGCTGGAGATGCAGAAGGCCGCCGCCGCCGCCGAGGGCCGCGACAACCCGATCTTCAAGGGCGGGCTGGGCATGCTGGGCAACACCGTCCTGCACTCCCACGAGAGCGTCGTGCGCTTCAACGATGGCGGCGCGGGCGCGAACCTGCCCGTCTCGCGCGCCCTCTTCATGGGGCGCCAGGCCGCGGTGGTCGCGCACGGCACGGCCGGCGGTCTCCGCTTCATGTGGCAGGAGGAGGTGGACGACTACGGCAACGAGCCCGTGGTGAACGCCGGCACCATCATCGGCATCAAGAAGGCGCGCTTCAACGGGAAGGACTTCGGCATCATGGCGCTGGACACCTACGCCGCCGATCCGACCGGCAAGACCTTCTGAGCCGGCAGAGCAGGAAAGGACCCCTCTCGCATGGCCATTCTTCGTACCGCGATGGCGCTGGGCATTCTGACGCCCCCGCGCCCGCAGACCGCCGGAGCGGTTCACCAGTGCCGCTACGTCTTCGACAGCGGCGATGTCGGCGCCGTTGGCGCGGGCGATCTGGTGGTGCTGGGCCCGCAGCAGCCCTTCAGCCACGTGGTGGATGCCTACCTTCAGTTCGACGGCGACTGGACCGGCATCACCAACCTCACGGTCGGCCTGTTCGACGCCGCCGCCAACGCTGGCGCGGGCGCGGTCGGCAACGAGCTGTTCGACGCGGTTGCGCCCGGCTCCGTGCTGGTCCGGCTGACGAAGCCGGACTGGCTCCGCCTGCCGATGATCGAGGGCGAGCGCCAGATCGGCATGAAGTTCTCCGGCGCGGTCGCCCGGCTGGCGGGGCGGCGAGCCACGCTCTCGCTTCTCTACCGCCAGTAGGGCGGCCCCGATGAAGGGCGGGGTCTAGGCCCCGCCCTTTCTCTATCCACCCAAGCGGAGAGCAGACGTGCAGATCGAGTGCATCATCAAGCGGCCGGGCGGTTCGGAAGTCGAAATCGACGGCATCTTCTATCGCTTCCTCCCGAATGCCCGCGGCGCGCATGTGGCCGAGGTGCGCAACCGGGCCCACGCCAAGCGCCTCCTGTCCATGCCCGAGGGCTACGAGGCCTATGTGCCCGAGGAGGACGAGGACGAGGAGGACGAGACCGGCGAGCAGCGTGTGCCCGGCTCCCCCGAGGGCGGCCCCACGCTGCCGGTGGGTGTCGGCGCCGCCACCGCGGCGACCGCGAACCAGTCCACCGCCCCGGCCGTGCCCGCACCCAAGGGCACCCCGCAGGCCAATGCCAGCATCGCCGCGCAGTCCCAGGACGGCCAGCGGGTGGATCAGACCACCGTGCCGGTGCGGCCGGAGGGTGGCTCCCGCCAGCCCATGCCGTCCGATGCCCCGACCAACGGCCCGGCCGAGAACCCGACCAACGGCCCGACCACCATGGGCGAAGGCGGCGGGTCCGAGGAGGGCGGCGAGGAGGAGACCGACGAGGAGCGCGATGCCCACGAGCAGGCGGAGCGCGATGCGGCGGACGAGGCCAAGAACCGCCAGGGCGATGGCTCCGAGGATCAGGACGCCAAGCTGACGGCGGCCGTCGCGGTCGGCAACGACCCCGACGCCTCACTGGACGCGCTCCGCGCCGCCTATGAGGTGCGCGTCGGCAAGGTGCCGCACCCGCGCATGGGCGAAGCGGCCCTGCGCAAGGCCATCACGGCCTGATCCGGCGCGCGGCGTGTTCGCTTCCCAGATAGCCGACCGCGCCGCGCGCATCGCCCTGGATGAGGGCAATGTGCGCTGGACCCTGGCCGAGATGTGCCTGTGGATCAGCGACGGGCAGCGCGAGGTGGCCCTTCTTCGCCCCTCCGCAATCTCCGCCAACGTGGTGCTGCCTCTGGTCCAGGGGACGCGCCAGGAGCTGCCGGCCGCCTATATCCAGCTCCTTCGCGTGGTGCGGAACGTGACCCTGCAGGGCGGCCAGCGCGTCCCGGGCCGGACTGTGCGGGTGATCGGCCGCGAGGTGCTGGACGCGCAGATGCCGGATTGGCACATGCCGCGCGCCGCGCCGTACTCCGCCATCGTCAAGCACTTCATCTTCGATGAGGAAAGCCCGAGGGGCTTCTACGTTTACCCCGGCAACACCGGGGCCGGCGCGGTTGAGGCCATCGTCTCCCGCCTCCCGGCCGAGCTGGTGGCGCCGGCGGATGCCAGCGACGAGACCCTGCGCGGGCTGATGGCCGCCTTCAAGCTGGATCTGGACGACACCTACCTGAACCCGCTGGTGGATTACGTCTCGTACCGCATGCACTCCAAGGATGCTCAGTCCCAGGCCGGCATGGCGCGTGCGGCGGCCCACTATCAGCAGTTCGCCGGGCTTCTCGGCCTGAAGGCGCAGAGTGACCTGGCCAACAGCCCCAACCCCAAGGGGGCGGGGGTGGCGGCCCGATGAAGGACTTCGAAGACTTCCTGCCCGATGTGCTGATCCACGCGGCGGCCGTGCCCGAGCCGACCGCCATCCTCTACCTCCGCCGGGCGGCCCAGGAGTTCTGCACCAAGACGAAGCTGTGGCGCGAGGTGGATTGCCTTCCGGCGACCGGCGGCGAGTTCGAGACCGTGTGCGTGCCGCCCTACTCCGCCCTGGTGCAGCTCGAAAGCGTGTCTCTGAACGGCCGAGACCTCTTCCCGCTGCGGGGCGACCGCCATGCCGGGCGAGACGGCGGGGAGCCGGACTACTTCACCCAGACAGGGCCGGACCAGATGCGCCTGGTCCCCTGTGGCGGGTCGGCGCTGGTGGGCCAGGAGATGCGGATGAGCATGATCCTGAAGCCCGCCGAGGGCGCGGAGATGACCGCCGATTTCCTCTATGACCACCACGTGGAGGCCATCGCCGCGGGCGCTCTCTCCCGGATCCTGATGCTGCCCAACCAGCCCTACACCGACTTGGCGCGCGCGGGTGTGTTCGCGGGGCAGTTCCAGGCCGAGCTGGACCGACTCATGGGCGCCAGCATCAAGGGGCAGCAGAGAGCCAATGTCCGCAGCCGTTCTCGATTTCTCTAACGTCCCCTGGATCGTTGGCGCGGGCATTGAGGCTTCCGCGCTGCCGGTGCGGAAGGATCGTCGCATCGTGGACAAGGGCCCGCACATGGCGGAGCTGGTCCACAAGCGCGGCGAGGACACGCTTGACTACTTCATCGACCTCTCCCGCTGGCTGGAACCCCATGAGGTGATCGTGGTCGCGCGGGCGCGGACGCTGCCCGCCGATCTTCAGGTGCTGAGGGTGGATTTCGCGCCCCAGGGCGCGGTGGTGTGGCTCTCCCAGGGGGCCGATGGCGTCCGGCATGAGGTGCAGGCCCAGGTGCAAACCAGCCTGGGCAAGGTGAAGCTGATCCGCTTCTTCGCGATCACGCGCGGCAACGGGGTGCCGCCCCTCCCCCCGCCGATCACCATCACCGTGCCAGACCTGGAAATCGTGCTGGCGCCGACCTCTCCGGGTCTGGAGGTGTCCGCGACCACCATCGACTTCGGCACGACCGACCTATCCGGCGGCGAGGGCATCGTCACCATCAAGAACACCGGCACGGCACCCCTCATCATCACCAGCATCACCACCACCGGGCCCTTCTCGGTGGTCAGCACCTCATAGGAGAGGCTCATGGCCAACCGCACCTATCCCAAGTTCCTCAGCGCCCTTCTCTCCCCCGGCGTGAACCTGCTGACCGCGACCGTGAAGGCGGCGCTGGTCTCCACCACCAGCGGCGCGGCGGGCGCCAACTTCCCTTATTCGGCCGGGAGCGAGTTCCTGTCCGACATCCCGGCCAGCGCGATCATCGCTACCAGCCCCGCCCTCACCGGCAAGGCGGTCGCGAACGGCGCGCTCACGGCAGGCAGCTTCACCCTCCCGGCCGTTCCCGCGCAGAGCGGCGGCAAGGTGGGCCAGGCCGTGGTCCTCTACGTGGACACGGGCACGGCCGGTACGTCCCGCCTCATCAGCTTCCTCGACACCTTCACCGGCCTGCCGATCACGCCGGACGGCAGCGACCTGACCTTCAACTGGTCGGGCAGCGTCATCACCCTCGCCCAGCCCTGATCCCAGGAGACCGCCATGTCCGGCAGCCTGCCCATCACCGTTCCGCCCGGCGGCAGCATCACCCTGCGGATTGCCTTCACCCCGCAGGCGGCGGGCGCGGCTGATGGTGGGCTGGTGGTCACGACCAATGCCGGGCCGGTGCCCGTGAGCCTGCACGGCGTTGCGGCCGAGCTACCCCCTGCCCCGCGCACCTTCACCATCCCGGGCGTGACCGTGCTGCTCACACCGGGCGGCGGCGAGGTGGTGAAGGTGACGCCGGCAGGGATCGGCTGGCTCTATGTGGACGGCGGGCGGCTGCGCGAAGAGGGCACCGGGGAGGCCTATCGCTTCAAGGGCGCAAACTGGTTCGGCGCGAGCGCGGAAGGGCTGGTGCCGGACGGCCTGTGGGCGCGCCCCTACCGCAGCATTGGCAACGGCCAGGGGGCGAACGAAGGGCTGTTGGAGCAGTTCAAGCGGTTCGGCTTCAACGTCATCCGCCTCCTGGTCTGCCAAGACATCACCTGGCCGGGGCGGAAGCCGGGCCGCTACATCGACCCCTTCTACAACCCGGACTTCTTCTCTCCGCGCCCGGAGGCTGGCAACGAGTACGCGACTCCCCAAAGCGCCCTCATCACCGCCATCGAGTGCCTGGACCTCTTCGTCGCGCACGCGAAGGAGCTGGGGCTTCGCGTCATCCTGGACATGCACTGTGCGGCGCCGAACGTCTCCAACGACCTGGGCCTGGGCTATAAGTGGTACACCACCACCAACCCCGGAGATCAGGGCGGCACCACGGGCGCCGTGGGCGAGCCGCGCAGCGAGGCGCAGATGCTGGCGGCCTGGCGCTTCTATGCCGACCGCTACAAGGACGAGCCGACCGTCTGTGGCTTCGACCTCATCAACGAGCCGCTGGAATGCCGCTGGGACAGCGATCCCCATTTCGGCATCAAGGGCTTCTATGACCGCTGCGTCGCGGAGATCCGCGAGGTGAACACCAAGGCTCTCATCATCTGCGAGGGCGCTTTCAAGAGTTGGAACCCGGACTTCAACTCCTATGAGGTTTCGGCCATCTACACCTCCGAGGGGCTGCATGTTGGCGCGCAAGCATCGGGAGACCTCCGAGGCGTCGCGAGCGATCCTGTTGTTGATACGGTACCCAACAAGATCGTCTATTCGCCGCACGAGTACGGCTCCTACTTCCCCGGCTACACGGACGGGGCCGGGAATATCTACCGCAACTACATGCGCCCCGACACGGCCTTCCCGGCTAACCTCCGGGAAATCTGGGGCACGTGGTTCGGCTACATTGCCGAGCAGGGCCTTGGCGGCGTGCTGATTGGCGAAGTGGGCACCTGGTTCAACACCGATGCCTACTCCTACTCCGGAACGAAGGTTCCCTACACGGAGCAGAACCTTGCCGCGGATCGCCTCTGGCTGGCCGAGCTGGATGAGTACATGCGCGAGTTCGGCATCGGCTTCACCTTCTGGTGCTTCAACCCTGGCGGCGAGCCGGATGGCATTACCGAGCCGGAGGACATTCCAGCAAGCGGCGCCCCGGTCGCAGGGGACGGCCAGTGGCGCACCACGATCTATCCCTACAAGCAGGAGATTCTTGACCTCCTGCTTGCGCCGGATGCGGATGCGCCGGTCTCGCGCATCTTCACCCTTCCTGAGCAGGCCATCACCGCGACGGCCGGCGTGCCCGAGCTGGCCGTCAGCCACACCTTCGCCCTGCCCGGCACGTCTGTCACCGCGACGGCCGGGGCGCCTGCACTGGCAGGCGGCATCTCCTGGCTCTCCGCCGATGGCTCGCGCCTCGTGGATGACGGCGGCAACACCATCATCCTGAAGTCGGTGGGGTGGTTCTCCCTTGAGCAGGACAACTACTTCCGGGGCACCTCGCAGCGCACCTACAAGACGCGCCCCGTCATCCTGAACGATGAAGCTTTCAACCAGGGCGTGACGGTCCCGCACGAGCAGGAAGGCATCGTCGACATGGTGAAGCGGGCGGGGTTCAACTCCATCCGCCTCCCCATCAGCCAGCACACCATTCTCAACGCCCGCGCGCGGGGCTCCTACCAGGTGGAGCCCTACGTGAACCCGGACTTCATCCTGGGGGCGCAGCTCCCTGCGGCGGGCCAGTGGCCGCCCACCTTCCCCGACAAGAGCCAATGGGGCGCCTATACCTCCGACCCGCCCTGGTACTCGAACAACGGTCCAGCCGAGGATCAGAAGCAGCCCATCCTGCACTCCATGGACATGCTGGACCGGATCATCGCCTACGCGCGGCAGATCGGCCTTCGCATCATCCTCGACATGCATTGCGTCTCCGCGAACTCCGACAATTTCGCAGCCAACAACGGGCGCTGGTACACCACGGCCAGCCGCACGGCTGGCGGCGCCAGCGCGGGGACGCCGGGCGAGGTGCGCGACGAGACGCAGGCCATCGCCTGCTGGACCTATCTGGCCGACCGTTACAAGAACGAGCCTACTGTCTGCGCCTTCGACATCATCAATGAGCCGCACAAGGCGACCTGGGATGCCGGGCAGGCGAACCTCGCGGACAATGTGCGCGCCTACTATGAGCGGGTGGGCAATGCTATCCATGCCGTCAACCCGAACGTCTTCCTGTGGTTCGAAGGGGTCCATGGCTCGAAGTACGTGGACGGCGCCTACCAGGAGTACGTCTCGGTCATCTGGAACGAGCTGCCGGGCGCGCCCGACCTGGGCCTACAGTTCTCAGGCAACCTCACGGGCGTTGCCGCGGCCCCGGTGGTCCTGAACACGCCGAACAAGCACGGGTTCTCCCCGCATGAATACTCGCCCAGCGAGAACGGGGCGGTTGCCGATTTCGTGGTGAACTACGCGGGCAGCAGCGGTATGTCGCAGAAGGACGTGTGGAAGGCCCGCTGGCGCAAGCTCTGGGGCTATCTGGCCGAAGCCGACACGGCGCCGATCTGGATTGGCGAGTGGGCTGCGAAGTGGAACGGCACGCGCGATGCGCAGGACGAGGCCTGGTTCGAGGCGCTGACGGAATACTGCGCCGCCCACAACATCAGCCATTCCTACTGGTGCCTCAATGCTGGCGCCTGGAACGGGATCATGCTGGGCGACGACAACAGCGGGTTCACGGGGCTCGATGAAGTCCGCGTGGCGAAGATCCAGCCCATGCTTCAGCAGACCGGAGCCTGACATGCCGACCACGCGCAACCTCCCGGTCTCGCTTTCCGTGGAGCCGGATCGGATCATCACGGCCGATTGGACCACCAGGGACGGGACCGCCACCGCCGGCACGGACTACACGGCGGCCAGCGGCACGCTCACCTGGCCGGTTGGGCAGCGCATCGCCACCATCCCCCTCACGGTGCTGGACGGCGCGGGCGCTGGCACCTTCTACGTGGACGTGTCCAATCCGACCGGCGGCGCGGTCGTCCAGGACGGCACGGGCGCCATAGCCATCGTGATCGAGGATGTGCCGCCCGACCCTGGAGGGGATCTGACGCCCGAAGTCGGGGTGATGCTCGACGCGCTCTGGGGCTATGTGCAGCGCGCGACGGGGCAGGCGGCCGTTCAGGCCGGCATGCCGCCGCTGGTGACGGAAGAGGGGCTGGTGAAGAACAGCCAGCAGCCGGAGACGGCGCTGGGTGGCTACCTGCCTCAGAATGCCGCTACCAGCGAGGGTATCAGCCTGCTGCTACGTGGCGTGGCTCGCGCTTATGCGGCGACGGGCGACAGCGCCTATCTCGACTACGCAGGCTTCCTGATGGACGCGGCGTGCAGCTTCTTCTTCTTCGACAGCCGCCCGAGCAGCGACCCGTCCCAGGAATGGTTCCATACGTGGCTGGTGAATGGAGGCCCGGCATTTCCGGTGCGGGGTCCGGTGGCGGATGCGGCGGATCAGGGCGGCTATGTCGGCGTGCCCGTCTCCTTCGTGTCTGGGGTGGGGCAGCTACCGCACGCGCCCGAGCAGGTGTTCCAGGCCGCGACCGAAGGCGCGCAGTTCGTGTGGCACAACGTCTATGCCGATATCGTTGAAGGCACGGGCACCCGGATCGCCGTCAGCTACTACATCAACGCAGCCAGCGCGAAGGTCTATGGCACTCAGAAGGGCGGCAGCTTCGGCCAGCCCATCGAGCCGGGCAGCAATGAGCCGCCGGGGCGCATCGTCCTGGCCTCGCCGCTGACGGGAACCTACCTGATCAACTACAATGTCAGCGTGCCGGGGGACACCATCGCCTATGGCGACCCCTACGAGGCATGGCCCTTCTGGCGCCGCCTTGGTGCCGCCGAGCGCAGCCACGCGGCCGACGCGATCCACTGGTTCGCGGACGCCTTCCGAGTGATGAAAGAGGCGGACCCCGGCAACGCAGAGTGGGCGCGAGCGCACGCTCGCACGCTGGACCTGTGGCGCATCTGCTGCGAGCAGGAGAGCGACACCACCCTCATCTTCAAGGCGGGCACGAAGGGCTTCTACAACTCCTTCCCCATCACCTACGCCTATGCCTCCGGGCAGGATCAGGCTGGCGAGGATGGCACGGCCTGGGCCGGGCCGCCGGCCGCGCCGTACATGACCGCCGAGCGCGGCAGCGACGGCTATGTGAACTTCATCCTTCCGAAAATGGACGGCGCGCCGGGCAGCGGCCTGCCGGTTCGCTACAACATGGCCTTCGAGAACGGGACCCTCTTCCTTCGCTACAATCTGGGGGCGACGATCAAGGCGAACATCTACGCCTCCGCCCCCACCATCGTCACCGCCACCATCCAGCGCACGGACGGCGCCAAGGGAACGGCCCTGATGGCGCTGGGCACGACGCCAGAGGAGCATACCATCCTCCTCAACGGTTTCCGCGCCTTCCAGATGGAGCCGGGCGACGCCACGGGCGACAAGACGGGGGATTGGAGCGGGAGCGGCGAGTACACCCCTCCGACCTACCTTCCTGTGCCCTTCCCCGGGCGACGCCGCGCGATGGTCGGGGACTCCATCACCTGGCTGAACACCTTTTGGAATCCCCCCACGGGCACGGATGCGCCCTGGCAGGATGGCAGCGGCGCCAACACGCCAGGCGGCGGCTGGGGCGGGGTGGGCGGCGGCGGCCAGGGCAACCCCCTGGCGCCCGGCTACTATGAGTATTTCGGCCACTCGATGTCGGGGTATCTCACCTACGAGAACCAGCTCATGAACCAAGGCCTGGTCATCGAGCCCCACCTGCAGGACCGCCAGGCGCTCGAAGCTGCCGCCAGCCAGCCCGTGGGCCGCTGGAAGAACGGCAACAACTTCGCTATCGCGGGCAGCCGGGTCACGCAGTGGAATGAGCCCCAGAACGACACCCTGGGCAACGGGGTGCTGGAGGTGGGCCCGATGTTCAACGCCCGCCGCTACATGAATAAGTTCGACGTGGTGGACGTGCTGGGCGGCACCAATGACCTGGGCGGTGGCACCGTCTCCGCTCAGACGGTCTTCAACGCCATGCGCCCCTACATTTATGAGCTGGCGGAAGCCGGGAAGTGGGTGTTCCTGCACACCGTGCCGCCGCGCACGCGCGAGTGGTTGGGGGGCTACTACTCCCCGGCCGGCGCCGGATGGAAAGACCCCGGCACCGCCGATCCCGAGGCCGCTTATACGATCGAGAAGCAGGACCTCGTGCGGTCGCGGATCGAGGAGCTAAACAACCTCTTCCGTGAGGAGTTCGGCTACTCGCAGCCGGGCGTCGTCGGGTCGCACAAGCGCGCCAATATCTGGCTTGTGGACCACTACTTCGGGCTGCTGGGGCCGAATGGGAAGGACCCCTTCGGCCATCAGTCCAACGACAGCGATCCACTCGCGCAGGCCACCATCGGCAACTTCCGCAGCGACCTGCCGGGCAAGGTCGCGCTCTATGACGGCCTGCACGAAGGGCCGCCGGGCGCCTACGTCATGGCGCTGGAAGGGCGCCGCGTGAAGCTGGGCGCGGGGGTACCGCTGGGAGGGGCATCTCCGGCCTCGCCCCTGACCTTCGGGGCGAACCTGTTGCCGAACCCGGCATTCCAGATCAGCACGGCCCGCCCGCCGGCCGAGAACGGTCAGTCCAGCTCGCGCGGCCGGGCGCGAGGCCTGGGGGCTCCGCTTCGCGACGCCACGCACCAGCAGTGGACGGGCAGCGGCCCCATGCCCGCCGATATCGACCAATTCGCGAATGTCGGGCTGGGCTACGAGCATGGGCAGGTGCCCAACTACTGGCAGTTTTACCGCGCCCACAATCCCGGCCCCGGAGAGCCGGCCGGCGAGGGGTGGAGCAACTTCAATGAGTACACCTGGGGCGCCCTTGCCCAGCAGTTCCCCAATCTGAACGCCTACATGGGCAGCAGCACGTGGCAGAACGGGGCTGCGCAAACTTCCGTTGTCAGCTTGGACGGGGAGCCCGCCTTCAAGATCCACTTCAGCGTGGGGCAGACGGGCAACAAGAACGAATCCTTCGTCGTCCGCACCCTGTGCCCCGGCGGCCAGCACGGGGCCTGGGACAGCTATGGCTACGCGGAGTTCGATTGGGCGGCATGGTTTGCCGCGGGAAACACCGGCCAGCCCCCGCAGTCCGCGGTGAACATCGTGCCCAACACGCTCTATGCCCCCGGCGACAAGCTCATGGCGAAGGCCGAGGTTCGGATGGGTAACATGGTCGGGTGCTACACCTGGCGGATGGCCCTGAACTTCCTCTCAGTGGACATCGACGCGGTGAACGCCAACGACATGACCACCACGGGCGCGCCGATCTGCGCCTATGCGCACTCGCAGAACTTCTGGCCGCCCTCCCTGCTGGATGTGGTGCGCTCGCCGCGCGACATGGAGCCGCTAATCTACCAGACGCCTATCGTGACGGCGCCCGCCAAGGGCCTGGGCAACCGGCAATACTTCGCGCAGCTCAACTTCGAGTTCGCCTTTGACGCCAGCCAGGGCCCGGCGGGCGGCGACATCATCATTCGCCGCCCTGGCCTGTACAAACTGACCAGCAATCCGGAGGCGCTGCGGTGAACACCTACAACACCTGGTTCCCGGGCAAGCCCTTCTACAGCTTCCCCGAAGGCGCGGTCGCGCGCACCCTCTCGAACGCGGGCCTCTCCGGCGCGACGATGGCCGTGGACAGCTTCACCATCCCGAATCAATCCGCCGGCTTCGGTGTGGTGGCGGAGCATATCTACCCGCCGTTTGCCATCACGAAGCCCCCCAAGATCGCATACACCAGCGACAAGGATCTGCGCCTCTCGATCAAGGACGCGGACGGCTGGATGTGGGTGGCGCCCATGCCCGCGCAGGGCGCTCTCGCGGAGCGCGGGTGGAGCTGGGACCTGTTCGAGCTGGCGGATGTTCAGGACAACGGCGGCGAGCCCCCGAGTGCGCCGGCACAGGGCAACGTGCAGGCCTTCCAGATTCAGGGCGCGCCGGAGATCAGCGGCGCCGTCACGGTGAAGATCGCGTACATCGCTGGGCGTTCCCCGGGCACGGTCAGCAACAGCGGAGAACTCTCCCTCTTCTCGATCACTAGCACCGACCCGCAAGCCCTCACGCTGAAGATCGGGGACGTGCGGCTTGAAGGCGGCAGCCGGCGGCCGTTGAAGTACAACGGCGCCCTGCCCTTCGGCTTCATCGTCGGCGGCCCGAACCGCTCGAACCTGTCCACGGCCCCTTACCGCGGCCCCTATATCGCGGGCTACCAGTCCGGCACGCCATGGGTGGACCTGGGCGAGACAGTCAAGCTGGGCGCCCTGCTGGACTTCATGCAGGAGAGCCAAGTGCAGTTCCGGGACCGCCACCCGCAGCGCATCCTTGGCCCCTTCATGCACTGCTATCTGCCGGTCGTGTGGGACGCCATCCAGACAGGCCCGGTGGACTCCTGGGTGTGGGACGCGCCGGACGGCAACCCGGCCTGGTCCGGCTGGCAGTATCGAGCCTTCGATGCCATCGCGGAGACCTGGGCATTGATGGCGGAGAAGAACATGGTCGGCATGGCCAAGGCCGCCACCGTGACCAACCGCTTCGCGACATGGCTGGCCGCCTGGTTGGCCGAGCATCCCACGGCCGACCTCATCCCGTCCGATTGGGCGCCGCCGGGCTGGGCACCCGGCCAGCCGCTTGCGCCGGAGAGCTATCTGGATCCGAAGGGCACCTTCAAGGTGCCGCACGACATGGCCCTTTGCCTGAAGGCCGCGCTCTATGCGCGCAAGGCCGGTGGCGCGGCCGCAACCTATCGGCCGATCATCCGGCGCATGATCCGCGCGCTCGCGACGTGCCAAGTGCCCGCGGGCGAAAGCCCGATGCGCGGCGCGTTTTCGCTGAACCCCGAGGCCTACGAGTCCTACGGGTTCCATCAGGGCGAGATCATGGACGCCCTCGCGCTGGCACTGCAGAATCCCGATTACCTAACCTAGAACCGAGGACAGGATGGCGATCCGACTGACGGCATTTTCCGGAGAGACGCCCGCCGTCAACCCTCGCCTGCTGCCCGACAACTCGGCACAGATCGCCCAGAACGTGCGGCTGGAACGGGGCGACCTGGTGCCGATGCGCACGAGCAAGCTTGCCCACACCTTCAATGCCGATGCACAGACCATCTACCTGTTCCACGGCACGTGGCTGGGCATTCCGAGCATCGCGAACATCGTGCCCGCGCCCGTGGCCGAGAACCGGCTGTACATGACCCTGGCAGAGGGGCCGCCTCAGATGCTGGTGGACGGCGCAACGCAGCTTGGTCTTGCCGTCCCCCGGCCTGGCGCGCCGCCCATCCTGACCACCAGTGGAACGCTCGATACCGACCTCTCGTTCTCGATCATCTACGTGACTACGTTCGTGACCATTTACGACGAGGAAAGCGAGCCGTCCGATGTGTCGGCGTCCTTTGTTGTTTCGCCCAACATGACCGTCAATCTCGGGCAGATGGAAGTGCGGACGGATCGCGGCATCAACAGGCGCCGGATTTATCGCTCTCAAACCGGCACGTCCGGCAGCACCGAATTTTATTTGGTGGGCGAGCAGTCCGTTGCAGCGACGACTTTCAGCGACAATCTGGCGGCAAATCCCATTCAGGAGCTTTTGCCATCCGTAGATTATAACCCACCGCCCGATGGGCTGAAGGGCATCGTCGCCATGCCCAACGGCATTATGGCGGCGTTCGTGGGGAAGAAGCTCTATTTCAGTGAACCCTTCATTCCTCACGCATGGCCTGAGAAATACGTTCTCACGACCGACTACGATATCGTCGGTCTGGGCGTGGTCGGGCAATCGGTTGTGGTGGCGACCACCGGCCACCCCTATCTCGCCTCCGGCATGACCCCAGAGAGCATGACCATGGAGCGCCTGCGGGTGAACCTGCCGTGCGTCTCGGCGCGAGGCATCGTTGATCTGGGCGTGGGTGTCGCCTACCCGTCCACGCGCGGGCTCGTTCTGGTCAGTGCGAACGGCGCGCAGATCGTCAGCCAGGGCATGATGACGCCGGACCAGTGGGCGATGCTCTCCCCGGAGCGGATGATCGCGAGCGACATCAACGGCCGCTATGCCGCCAGCTATGTGGTTCGGGACACCACTTACGGCGGGGTTATCCTCATCGACTTAACGGGCCAACAGCCTTTCGTCTTGCGCGCCAGCGACAGCTTTCAGGCCGCCTTTACGGAAATCGGGACCGGCCGCCTTTTCGTCCTCACGGACAACCGAAAGGTTTATGAATGGGACGCATCTGGCGCGGCAGCCACTGAGTATATCTGGCGCTCGAAGGCTTTCGTGCTGCCCGAGGCGACCAATTTTGGTGTGGTCCTGGTGGAGGGCGACAACACCATGTCACCCGAGGAGCAGGACGAAAACAGGCTCCGCGCGCCTGGGCTGAATCTTGGCATCGAGCCCATCGGCGCGCCGCCAATCTGGCTTGAACCCGCCTATAGCAGCCTCATGAGCGGCGGTGCCCCACCCCCTCCCGGCTTCATGGCCGTGATCTATGCGGACGGCAAGGCGGTGGCGCGCGTCACCACCATGAACCGGCCGGTGCGCCTGCCCGGCGGCTTCGCGGCGCGGCAATGGGAGGTGGAGGTGCGCGGCAACCAGCGCGTGAGCCTCATCACCCTGGCGAACACCGTTTCCGAGCTGGCCGTCTGAGATGCCCAGCACCGACACCGACTACCGCCAGCTCAAGGAGAAGGTGGAGATCCTGACCGGCGAGCGCGGTGGGAAGAACGATGCCGCTATGCGCCGAAAGGACTTCGACCTCATCGTGCGCCGTCTCGATGCTACGGAGCGGGGCCTGACCGACACGGAGAAGGCGCTGGCCGCTGTGGTGGTGCCGGGCATCACTATCGGCGCCATCGCCGCTCCGCCGGACGCCGCAACCTTCAACGCTTTGGTGGACCAGGTGAAGGCTCTCCGCGAGGCGGTGGAGGAGATCAGGCGGGCCCTGGCATGACACGGAGGGTGGTCTATGAGGATCCGCCGCGCCTGCTGGCCTGGGCGGAGGGGATCAACCGCACTGAGTTCATGTCAGACGCCCACGCCATCGGCCTGGAGGATGCGGAGGGCAAGCTGCTGGCCGTGGCCGTGTACCAGTGCTTCACCCATTACGAATGCGACCTCCACATTGCTACGGTGGACAGCGGCCGAGCCATGAACCGGGAGTTTCTGGTTCATGGGTTTAGCCACCCCTTCATCCGGTTGGGGTTGGTGCGCGTGACCGGCCTGATTCCGTCCAATCACGCGAAGTCTAACCGGGTTGCCCGGCACATCGGCTTTGTTCTTGAGGGGCGGAAGCGGGAAGCTTTTCCTGGTTGCGATATTCTGGTTTGGGGTATGCTGCGGCGAGAGTGCCGCTTCATCCCGGAGCGGTTCAGAACCTAGGAAGCCTTCATGGGCGGCGGCAGCAAGAACACGGTCAGTACCGCCCCCGATCCGGCGGTGGGCATCGCCGCCATGAAAGAGGCCGAGCTTGGCGAGAAGTGGCTCGTGGAGAGCCAGAAGCAGTACGAGATCGCGAACACGCGTCAGGAGAAGCTCGACGCCATCTCGAACGAGGTGTCGGCCCAGCAGCTCTCGGCCTCGAGGGAGGCGCAGCGTTGGGCGGAGCAGGACCGGACCCGCTCCGTGGGCGTGTTCCAGCCGCTTCAGGACCAGTTCATTCAGAAGGCCGCCGATTGGGACAGCCCGGCGCGCCAGGACGGGGTGGCGGCCGAGGCCGCCGCGGATGTCCGGCGCAATGCCGGTATCGCGGACAGCACCCAGGCCCGCCAGATGGCCGCGATGGGGGTCAACCCCACCTCCGGCCGGTATGCTGGTGTGGACCGCGCCGCGAAGCTGCAGACGGCTCTTGGTGTGGCGAGTGCCGAGAACAACGCCCGCTCCACCGTTCGCAACCAGGCGATGGGGCTCATGGGCGACGCGATCAACCTGGGCTCCGGCCTGGGCGTGAACCCCGCGACCTCCCTGAGCCTGGGGAGCCAGATCGGCAGCGCGGCGCAGGGCACGCAGCTCACCGCCAACCAGGCGAACACCGCCAATATCGGCATCCTCAAGAGCGGCTACGATCAGGCGATGCAGGGCTACAACGCCCAGGCTAATATCCTCTCCACCCAGCGCGGCCAGAACATCCAGCTCGCGGGGCAGCAGGCGCAGCAGCAGGCCAGCAACCAGTCCTCCACGATGGGCGCCATCGGCTCCATCGCGGGCGTGGCGGTGATGGCGTTCTGATGCGACCGAACCCGCCGCCCTTCGACCTCGCCAAGGTGGACGCCGCCACGGCCGTTCTCCTGGCGGAAGGCGTGCGCCTCTTCCAGACGCACTTCTATGCCCACGACAAGGAGGAGCATGTGCGCCTCCTTCTGCGCTGGATGGCGCCGCCAATGGGGGCGGTGGTGGTGGACATGGGCTGCGGGGTGGGAGAGGTGGCCCGCCTCATGCGCGCAGCGCGGCCGGATCTTGAGTTCGTGCTGGTGGACCTATCCCGCCGGAAGTTGGACCATTGCCCCACCGGCGAGGGCTTCTATCGCGTCCTGGCCGATGCGCACGCGACCGGCCTGCCCGGCGAGCGCGCGGACGTGGTGATGTTCCACTCCGCACTCATCAATATGGACGCCCAGCACGCGCTGGCGGAAGCGACGCGCCTGCTGAAGCCGGGCGGGATTTGCTTCGTCAATGAGCTGATCCGCAAGCAGGGCGACAACCGGCGCTTCGAGGAAGTTCTCGGCGCTTGGGCGCCGACCGAATGGGAGCTGCGCAATTGGGCCGCGCTCGCGGGGCTGTTCTGCGATGGCGGACCCATGGTGCCGCCGGGCCTGATGGAGGAGTTCCGCGCGCGGCTGGAAGCGATCCAGGAGGCAGCTCTTTTGGATGACGTGCAGCCCCAGGTGTGGAGGTTCACGCGCCGTGTTTGACGCAGACGCCGCCCTGGCCGCCGCCCGCGCCATGATGGAGGGGCATGAGCGCATCGCCCTGGAATGCTCCGGCGGGCGCGACAGCCTCGCCCTCGTCCACCTCCTCCGGCCGGAGCTGGATCGCATTACGGTGTTCTGGCTGAACACGGGCGCCGCCTTCCCCGAGACGGTGAAGGCGATGGAGCGGGTGCGCCAGCTCGCGCCTCACTTCGTGGAGGTGCAGGGCAACCAGCCCCAGGTGATCGCGGAGTTCGGCATCCCGACCGACATCCTGCCGCGGAGCGCCACCCCCATCGGCATGTTCGCCGGGCAGTCCACGTCCGGCCTTCTGATGCAAGATTCCTACTCGTGCTGCGCGCGGGTGGTGATGGTTCCGCTGCACAAGGCCGTCATGGAGTTCGGTGCTTCGCTGGTGATCCGGGGCCAGAAGCTATCCGACCGGCACAAAAGCCCCGTGCGCTCCGGCGATGTCATCGACGGGGTTCGCTTCCTCTTTCCCCTGGAAGGGTGGGAAGCCGAGGACGTGATGACCTTCCTTCGGTCCCGCCGCGTCCCGATCCCGCGCTTCTACGACACCATGGGCGGCGCGCCGGACTGCATGACATGCACCGGCTGGTGGAGCGAGAACCACGGCCAGTACCTCAAGCGGCATCACCCCGAGGCCCACGCGACGGTGCAGGCGGGGCTTCGAGCCATCATGGCCGAGACGATGCCGCATATCGAGAATTTCAACCGCGAGCTGGAGCAGGAGTAGGCCATGGCCTTCGGTGTCGGGGCGGGAGCCTTCCTTCAGGGCCTTCAGGGCGGCATGGGCCTGTACGCCAAGTTCCAGGACGCCCAGGACCGCGCCACGCAGCGGGCCGCGCTGGGGGCGGCGGCGACGGAGGCAAGGACGGCGCGGGAAGCGGATATTGCTGGCGCGGTGACGGCCATTCCTGGCGCCGATGGGCAGGCGAGCGGCTTCCGCGTCGGACAGCACACCTTCGCTACCCAGGAAGAGGCGAACAAGATGGCCGAGCGCCAGGTGGGGTCCTTCATGGACTACTACCGGCGGGTCGGCGCGCCGCGCGTGATGGAGGGCTACCTTCAATCCGGCGACCCCGACAGGGCGGCGGCGTTCGCGAAGTGGCTGGACACGGAGGGCAGCCGGAGCGGCATGCGATCCTGGGCGCAAGCCATGCGCGCGGCTCAGTGGGGAGATGCGGATGGCTTCGCCCGTCACCTGACCTCCGCCTACAACAACCAGGACTATTTCGGGGATGGGCAAAGCGTCGGCCGCGCCGAGGTGCTGAGGGACGAGCGGGGGAACGCCACCGGCATGACCCTCACGATCCGCGACCGTGACGGCCGGGAGCGCACCCAGACCTTCAACGGCATGAATGACGTGTACCGCGCGGGGCTGGGCTTTCTTTCGCCCGACAAGGCGTTCGAAGTCCTTCAGCGCGAGAGCGAGTCCGCAACCCGGGCCCGCCTCACCCTGGCCCAGGAAGACCGTCGCTTCGGCCGGCAGGTGGCGCTTCAGCGCGACAACCAGAACTTCCAGGTTGAGCAGGGGAACGTGACGGAGCGGCGCGCCATCGCGCGGGAGGGGCGGCAGGAAGACCGCACCGAGGCCCGCGAAGGCCGCCAGGAGGTGCGCGAGGTTGCGCGGGAGGGGCGTGCCCAGCAGCGCACGCTGGAAGTCCAGGGCAACCAGTCCATGCTGCGCCAGGCCGAGAGGACAGCGGAGGACAACTCCCCGCGCCCGGATCGGGTCCGGCGCGACCTGGAAAGCATCCGCAGCAGCCTCGCGAATGGCACGACCATGTACCCCTCCACCGGGTCGGACGGGAAGCCGACGCGGGTTCTCTTCTCGGCCCTCCCGCCGGAGCGCCAGGCCGAAGAGGCGCGCAGGGTCTATGACGAGCAGATGGCGCAGGCGCGCCGCACGCGCCAGGAGCGCGGCGTGGGAGCATCGAGCCCCGCCCAGGGTGGCCGCGGAGTGACAGTATATACCCCCTAGGAAAATGGTGGTGTAATCCCCGCCAGGAAAAGCGGCTTCATGCCGTCTGGACGGGGATTCTTCGGTGGCGGAACGCAGCGTATTCCAGCAGGGCATCGCGGATCAGGCGGTCGGAGAATACCTGAGCGCCAACCCCCTGCCCTCCATTGGCGACGACCGCCCGGCCGCGTTCGTTGGTCCGGATCGTGCCCCCGGCACGCGGCTGAACCCTTCAGAGCCCTTTTCCCGTCCGGCGGAGGAGCGCGGCGGGGCGCCGGGGCGCCTTCGGATCAGCGATGCGCCCGCGCAGCTTCTGCCGCTGTTCGAGGAGGCCAGCGCTCGGCACGGCGTGCCCATCAACATCATCATGTCCCTGGCCGACCAAGAGAGCGGCTACAACTCCCGCGCCGTGGGCACCCAGACCCAATGGGGCCATGCCAAGGGCATGATGCAGTACCTCGACAGCACGGCGCGGGGGCTGAACATCAACCCCTACGACCCCGCCCAGGCGATTGACGCGGCGGCCCGTCAGATCCGCGAGCGCCTGGACCGGGGCTACTCCATGGTGGACGCGGTGCGAGAGCATTTCGCAGGCCCTGACCGCCGCCAGTGGGGCCCCAAGACCGTCCGCTACGGCGAGGAGGTGCTGGAGCGGGCCGGCGTGCTGGCACAGCGCATCGGGGACCGCTACGCCCCGCGCCCCAACCTGCCTCCCGCCGCATCGGAGCCGCCGGCCCAGACCGAGGCGCCCGCGGGCGAGGGCGGCATGCTGGGCGATGCCGGGCGCCTGCTGAAGATCGGCGCCAACTCCGCCGCGGCGAATGTCCGCGAGCTGGCGACCCGCATTCTGCCGCGCGGCGCCGTGGACTTCATCGACAGCATCGACCGCTGGGCGACCGGCAAGAGCAGCGACGAGCTTCTGCGCGCCGACACCAGGGCGATGGAAGAGGCCATGACGCCCGCCATGCGCGAGGCCATGCGCCGGGACTGGTGGGACAGCGAGCGGGGCACCTTCGGCTCCGCCTGGACCGACCCGCGCGCCTATGCGGCTGGCGTGCTGCAATCCCTCCCCGAGATGGCCGTCACCATGGCCCCGGCCATGCGCATGGCGCGCGTGGTCTATGGCGCCCGCGTGGCTGCCGGCGCCGCACCCGAGGTGGCCGCGCGCGCGGCGGCGCGGGCCGCCGCCCTGACCGGTGCCATCACCGAGGGCGGCATGGGCGGCGCCGCAGCCGCCCGCGAGGTGCGGGACGCGGTGAACGCGCTTCCCATTGAGACCCTGCGGCAGTCCGATGCCTTCAAGGCCCTGGTCGCGTCCGGGCAGGATGAGGCCACGGCCCGGCGCGCCCTGGCGGAGGATTCCTCCACCCGCGCGTTCATCACGGCCGGCGTGGCGACCGGCATCTTCGGCGGCATGGGCGACCGGGCGATTGCCAAGCTCATCACGGAGGGCGTGGCCGGGGGAATGACCCGGCGGGCGCTGCGCGGCGCGGCGACCAGCGCCGCCGCCGAGGGCCTGTTCGAGGAGCTTCCGCAGAGCGCGCTTTCCCAGGTGGCGCAGAACGAAGCCATCCGCCGGGCGAACCCGAACCAGTCCCTCACGGAGGGCGTGGCGAACGAGGCGCTGGGCGGGCTGGCCGTGGGGTCCGTCCAGGGCGCCGGCATGGGCGCCGTTGGTGGTGCTGCGCGGCGCCGCCAGGAAGCGCCTGCAGGCAGCCCCAGCCAGCCCGCACCCTCCCCCGACAGCCCGGCGTCTCCCCCAGCCTCTCCAATTCCGGAAGAGGACGCGGCGCCGGGCCGCCAGCCGGAGGCGGTTGCCTCCCCCGCCGCCCCGGCTGGCCCCCTTCAGCGCGCCATCGCGACCGCGGCGCCCGCCGTGCAGAGCGAGCAGGGCCAGCGCGTGTCCCTGCGCGCGGAGGGCATGGACGACATCGCGGCGGTGGTGGATCACCACACGCCGGAGGGCGTCATGCTCCGCACCGAGGACGGCGAAAGCCTCCTGGTGACGAACGAGGACGTGGCCTCCGGCGCGGTGGAGATCGTGCGCGAGGCGACGCCGGCCACCGGCACGCAGCCCGCCCCTGCCGCCCAGCCTGAAGCGCCCCAGCAGGACGCCATCCGCCCGGCCCAGCAGGAGGGCACGGCCGCCCTGCAAGCGGCCATCGAGCAAGCGCCGCCTCTCCCCAAGAGCGGCGAGGCCCCTGCCCCTGCCCCGGCCCCGAAGGCCTCCGGCGCGCAGCATGTCTATGACTTCAAGGGAGCCTTCCTGGGCGCGGAGCCCTCCGCCCATCTCCGCGACGGGCTGTGGGCAGCCGTCCAGGCGGGCAGCGACACCCATGCGGGCATCCGCGAGAACCTGCTGATCGCGGCCAAGACCGCGCGCGAGGGGGGCGGGCTTGAGACCCGGAAGCAGTTCGACGCCTTCCTGAAGGATTGGCACGCCTCCATCGTCGCGCCGCGCGTGCGGATCGGCACGGCCGAGGGCAACGCCACTGCCATGGAGGTGATCCGGCGTCACGCCGTCGCCCCCAAGGAGCATGCGGCGCGGGACCGTGAGCAGGCCCGCATGGCCGAGGAGGACGCGCGGCAGGGCGGCGGGCTGGACCTCGCGACGGCCACGGAGTCCGAGCTGCGCGAGCGGCTGCGGTATCTCGCCCGGCAGGCCCGGCAGCAGGGGTGGACCAAGCCCCTCCTCGCGGCCCGCGCGGAGGTGGAGAAGGCCATCAACCGCCTGGCGACGCAGCCGGCACAGGAGAAGCAGGGTGCTGGTGATCGAGGGCTTGGGGCTGGTAGCGGCGCAGTGGGTGCTGGGAGCCCGTCCGGCACTGCTGAAGGCCCGGCGGCTGCGGCTGGTGACGCCCCAGCAGCACGTGGCGATGCTTCGGGCGATGCGGCACGAGGGAAGGCTACCGCCGGAGCTGCACCCCGTGGCGAAGGCGATGTTTCTGCTTCAGCTCGACGGCCCAAGCCTAAGCCTTCACTGATCGAGGCTGCGCCCGCCGACATGGGCGAGCGGTGGAGTGGGATGAACCACGATGAGCGCGCGGACCTCCTGCGCGCCGCGGGTCTCCCCTCCTCCCGGCGGTTCTCATCCTGGGCGGGCCTGAACGACGCGACCCAGAAGAAGCTGGCCGGCGCTGACCCTGCCGGCACGGTGGCGACGCAGCCCGAGCCCACGCGCGGCAAGAGTGGGTATGAGACGGCCGATCTTCCACGCCTCTACGCCGCCAACATCGACACCCTGCGGCGACTGCCGGAGGACGCAGGGATTGCGGCCGTCGATCAGGCTGACCAGGCGCTCCGCAACGCCCGGATGTTCTCGGACCTCCTGGCGGAAGAGGGTGGTCAGCCGGACACCGATGGTGAGCGGGCCCGCACGATGGGCGAGCTGGAGGACCGGCTAAACCGCACCTACAACGCCGCGCAGGACCGCCGTGAAGCGCAGCCCGGCGAGGAGAAGGTGCCGCGCCGGAAGACGCGGAAGGCCGCTGCCGCTTCCGACGCAGAGCCGAACGGCGGCGCGAAGCTTCAGGCGGCGGCCCGCGAGGCCTGGGAGCGGTCCAACCTCGCGACGGATCTGGGCGACACGACGCCGATCCGCAACGCCTTCGCGGGGGGCTTCAGCGACGGCGCCGGGGTGCAGACCCACATCGCGGAAGGCAAGGGCAAGGCCGCCATCGCCTTCAAGGCGGGCCAGGAAGGCGGGCGGCGCTGGGCTGGGAAGCCGAACCTCTCCCCGACCGCCGCGAAGCGCGCCAAGGCGCGGCCCGCCGAGGCACCGCCCGCTCAGACCGAGAATCGCATCTTCACGGCCGATGCCGCGGAGAAGGCCCGCGCGCTGCTGAAGGCCCGGCTGACCCCGAACCATCTCAACTCCGGCGTGGACCCGGAGATCCTGCAGGCGGGCATTACCCTGGCCGGCTACCACATCGAGCGCGGCGCCCGGACCTTTGCCGCCTATGCCCGCGCGATGGTGGGCGACCTGGGCGACGTGGTTAAGCCTTACCTCAAGAGCTGGTACATGGGGGTGAAGTACGACCCCCGCGCCGCCGCCTTCGAGGGCATGGACGGGGCGGCTGCGGTGGACGCGGCCGATGTGGATGCCGCCCTGAAGGAGAACGAAGGTGGAGAGGGAGACCGTCTTGCGGGTGGAGCAGGAGTACCGGCAGCGGAGGGCCGACCCGCGGACGCTGCACAACACGGAGCTGCACCGGCAGATCCTAGCCCGGTGGAAGCAGGACAGCCCGAAAGCGATGGCGAAGCTGGAAGCGGCGGGGATCGCGTCGAAGCTGGCGTTCGTCCGGCAGGCGAGGATGTGGGACCAGAAGGACGAGCTGGTGGCGGGCGGGATGCCGGTGACGGACGCCCAGGAGGAGGCCGAGCGGGACAACCTGGTGCTGGACGAGACGGAGGAGACGCCGGAGGCGTAGCGTCCGGCAAGCCCAGGGCCGACCGAAACGGCGACCTCGCGCGCGCGGCTGGCTTCGTTGAGCGGCCGATGCCCGCCGACATGCCCGAGAAGCGGGTATGGCACCGTGGCGAGACGGACAAGATCGCGCAGGACGGTCCTAACACCTTCATCCCCATCGGCGTGGAGCGGCCGGACAACGGCAGCGGTTCCTTCCGCACCATGGCCGCCACCCTGGCCGCCTTCGCGCGGCGCGACGCGGCGCCGAGCCCGGCCGCCGTCATCGACGCGGTACCGGAGACGCCTCCGGCAGCCCCGAGCCCCGGCAACTACCACGTGGCCGATACCATGGCGGGCCGCTCCGGCGGGCCGGTGGCACGTTTCAACCGGAACACCGACGCCATCGAGCTGCTGGCGGCGCTGCGCGAGGCCGGGCGGCAGGCGACCCGTGAGGAACAGGCGGTCCTCTCCGGCTACACCGGCTGGGGTAGCTTCGGGCAAGAGCTATTCCAGGGCTTCTGGACCAAGCCCATGCCAAAGGAGGGCTGGGAGGAGCGCGACCGCTGGCTGCGTGACCACCTGGGGCAGGCCGAATGGGAGAGCGCGCAGCGGTCCATCACCAACGCGCACTACACCGACCCGCAGACCGTGAAGGCGATGTGGGATGTGGCGCGGCGCCTTGGCTTCCAGGGCGGCCGGGTGTTGGAGCCCAGCATGGGCATCGGCAACTTCTTCATGATGATGCCGCAGGACATGGCGGCGCGCTCCCAGCTCTCAGGGATCGAGATGGAGCAGGTGACGGGCAGCATGGCCCAGCACCTTTTCCCCGACGCCAACGTCAAGATCATGCCCTACCAGGACAGCCGCACGCCGGATGGCTTCTATGACCTGGTGATCGGCAATTGGCCCTTCGAGAACACGGTGGTTGCCGACCGCCGATACAACAAGCTTTCGCCCTTCCTCCACGACTTTTTCTTCCTGAAGGCGCTCGACCAGACGCGCCCCGGCGGGCTGGTGATCGGCGTCACCTCCTCCGGCACCATGGACAAGAAGGGCGTGGGCGTCCGCGCGGCCATGGCAAAGAAGGCCGAGCTGGTGGCGGCTATCCGCCTCCCCTCCGGCGCCTTCCAGGACTATGCCGGGACGAAGGTGGTGACGGATATCGTGGTGCTGAAGAAGCGCCCCGAGGAGCTGACCACCCTCCCCCGCGATGCCGAGTGGGTGAACACCGAGGAGCATCGCGTCGCCAGTGGCGGCAGCTTCGCCCTCAACAGCTACTTCATCCGCAATCCCGGCCAGATCCTGGGGACCCTCGACTTCGGCTCCGGCACGACGCGCGGGCGGCCGGGCATGATTGTGAATCCGCCGGCCGACCTGGCGGCCGACCTCGCCGCGGCGGTGGGGCGCCTGCCGGAGGGCATCTTCGAGCGCGACCGGGAGCCGGCGAAGCGGATCAGCTACGTCAGCAACCACACGGCTGACCGGCAGGGCTCCCTCACCATCCAGGATGGCAAGCTCTACGTGGTGCGCGGCGAGCAGCTCGCGCCGGCCGAGGAGATCACGAAGTACAGCGTCAAGGATGCTGCCGAGACGGCGAGCCGTGACGCGCAGCTTCGGGCCCTGATCGGGATGCGCCGTGCTTATGCTGCCCTGATCGACGCGGAGCGGGCTGGCGGTGGCGACAAGGAGCGCGCGGCGCTCCGGGCCTCCTACGACGCCTTCCGAGAGGCCCATGGCAGCCTGGGGGAGAGCTTCGGTCTTCGCTACCTCGCGAACATCCGCGACCCCTTCTACCCGGCCCTGGCGGCGTTGGAGACGAAGGGCAAGGCGGCGGAGATCCTTTCCCGCTCCACCATGCGCGGGAAGCCCGCCATGGAGAACCCCGGGATCCAGGACGCCTTCATCCTGGCCCGCAACGAGGCGGTCTCCCCCACCCTGGCGGATGTGGCCCGCCTGGCGAAGCGCACGCCGGAGGAGGTGAAGGCCGAGCTGATCGCGGCCAATGCCGTCTTCGAGACGCCATCCGGGGACATCATCCCGAGCGACATCTACCTGTCCGGCAACGTGCGCCAGAAGCTCCGGGAGGCGGAGGCGGCCGCGGCGGAGGGGCTGGATGGCCTCGCCCGCAACGTGGAGGCGCTGCGCGCCGTCCAGCCGCCCGACATTCCCTACTTCCAGATCGAGACCCAGCTTGGTGCGACGTGGGTGCCGCCCGCTGTCTATGCCGAGTACGTGGCCCACATGCTGAACCTGCCGAGCGCGGCCGGCATCGGCGTCACCTTCACCAATGGCCGCTGGACGGTGCGCCTGCCGGAGGGCGCCACCAGCCGCCCCGAGGCCCTGACCGGCTACGGCACCAGCGAGTACCGCTTCGACCGCCTGGTGAACGCCGCCTTCTCCAACCAGACCGTCACCGTGAAGCGGAAGGACGCGGACGGGAAGGAGTTCGTGGACGCCAAGGCCACGGAGGAGGCCAACGCCCGCATTGCCAAGATGCGCGATGATCTGGGCGACTGGCTGTGGTCCGACCCGGAGCGCCGCGCGGAGCTGGAGCGCGAATACAACGAAGTGCGGAACGCCTATGCGACCCCGCGCTTCGATGGGTCCTTCATGCGCATGGAGGGCATGGCGCTCTCGGTCGGGCGCGGCCCCTTCGACCTCCGCGCCCACCAGAAGGACGCCATCTGGCGCGCCCTGGTGAACCGCAAGTCCATCAACGCCCACGAGGTGGGCACCGGCAAGACCTTCACCATGGGCGGCATTGCCGTGGAGAGCCGGCGCTACGGCATCGCAAAGAAGCCGCTGATCCTGGCTCACAACGCCAATTCGGCCAGCGTTGCCGCCGAGATCCAGCAGATGTACCCGGCGGCCAAGGTTCTCTACCTGGACAACCTCGCCCCTTCCGTCCTGGAAGTGCGCCTGCGCCAGATTGCGAATGATGATTGGGATGCGATCGTGGTGCCGCATTCCGTCATCGACCGCTTTTCCATGCGGGAAGAGACCCTGATGGAGATGGCGCGCGAGGACATCGCCGCCCTCGAAGAGGAGGCCTATGCCGCCGCGAAGGATGACGGCGAGCGGCTGACCGAGGACATGATGGATGATGAGGAGGCGCTGAAGAAGCTCCGGTCCCCGACCGCGAAAGAGCTGGTGAAGGCGCGCAACGCCATCATCTCCACCATCCAGCAGCAGGCGCAGCGTGCCAGCCGGGAGGGCGCGGTGCCCTTCGAAGACCTGGGCGTGGACATGCTCCTGGTGGACGAGGTTCACGAGTTCAAGAAGCCGTCCATCTCGACCCGGATGCGGATGAAGGGCCTGAACACCCAGACCTCGAACCGCTCCATCGCCTTGCAATTCCTCGCCCGCTACGTGCGGAGCCAGAACAACGGCGCCAACATCCACACCTTCACGGGCACGCCGGTCACGAACACCTTGACCGAGGTATTCCACCAGATGCGCTACGTGATGGAAGACGAGATGAAGGCTGCCGGGGTGGACACCTGGGACGGCTGGTTCGGCTCCTTCGCGAAGGAGGTGCAGGACGTGGAGCTGTCCGCGGCGGGCGAGTACGAGCCCGTCACGCGCCTCGCCGGCTTCATCAACGTCCCCGAGCTGCGCCGAATGATCGGCCAGTACATGGACGTGGTGTTCGCGGAGGACATGCCGGAGATGAAGCCGCGGCGCACCGCCAGCGGCAAGACGATGGCGAGTCGCGACCTCACGGAGGCGGAGCGCGCGGAGCTGCTGAACGGCCGCACCGAGGGCGCCATGGACCGCCCTTACCGCAAGGTGGTCAACGTCACCTCCGACCTCACGCCGGAGCAGCGGGGCATCTTCGCCCGCCTGCAGGGCTACGCGAAGGCGTGGCGCGCGATGGGACCGATGGCCCGGAAGACGGCCATGCTGGAAGGTGCGCCGGAGAGCCCGATCATCACCGAGGGCATGGCGAACCGCGCGAGCTTCGACGTGCGCATGCTCGATGGCGAGGACACTGCCGGCCAGGAGGGCAAGGGCGGGGACGATCCGGGCAGCAAGAGCAGCAACGTGGTGGACCGGGCACTGGCCATCTATGCCAGCCATCCCCTCGCCAACCAGGTGATCTTTGCCGAGCAGGGGTTCAGCACCTCCGCGACCCGCAGCGCCGGCAAGGACGCCGAGGGTAAGAAGCGCACGAAGACGGTGCCGACCTTCAGCACCATTCGCGACATCGTGGAGCGGCTGGTGCAGGGCGGCATTCCGCGCGAGCAGATCGCGGTGGTGGACGGGAAGGTATCGAAGGAGAAGCGCAAGCAGATCGCGGAAGACATGAATACCGGGCGGATCCGCGTGGTGCTGGGGTCCACCGATACCCTGGGGGTGGGCGTCAACATGCAGCGCAACCTGCGCGCTATGCACCACATGGACGCCCCCTACATGCCCGGCGAGCTGGTGCAGCGGAACGGGCGCGGCGAGCGCCAGGGCAACCAGTGGAACACAGTGATCGAGTACCGCTACATGACCGACCGCCTTGACGGCCGGCGGTGGCAGATCCTCGCGACGAAGCAGCGGTTCATCAACGCGTTCCTCCGCTCGAACGCCGATACCCGCGTGATCGAGGGCGATGCTGCGGCCGACGAGGAGAACGACATCCTTCAGTCCTTCTCCGAGGCGGCGGGCGATCCCCGCGTGCTGATCCGGGAGAAGCTGAAGCGGAACCTGGAAACGCTTCAGCGGCGGGAGCGGCAGCACGGCCTGGGCGTGGCCGACGCCAGGAGCAAGGTTCGGGTGCTTCAGGGGCGCCTCGCCGCCCAGGAGCGGGACCTTGCCGAGATCGAGGCGCAGAATACCGTCCAGGAGGTGAACGCGCTGATCGAGGCGCAGCGCGCGGACGGCTTCCGCATGACGCTGGCGGGGGAAGACTACACGAAGCGCACCGAGGCGGACGGGGCGTTCCAGAACCTCATGGCGACCGGCGGCGTGAAGCTGGGGGACTCCCGGCGCCTGATCGGCAGCTATGCGGACTTCCCCCTGGATGTGGAATGGAAGGCCTCGCAGCCGAACCCAACCCTGATCCTGAAGGTTGGGTCCGAGGAGTTCGAGGGGCGCAGCGTGCGCTCCCTGGAAGGGCAGCTCCGCGGCTTCCCGGCGGAGGTGCGCGGCCGGCAGGCCGATCTGGGGGCCACCCGTTCCAGCCTGGAACGCATGGAGGAGGTGGCCCGGTCTCCATTCCAGCGCGCGAAGGAGCTGGACCTCGCGCGCGGGCGACTGGCCGCCCTTGAGACGGACATCGCGGAGAACCCCGTCCCGCCGCCCGCCTGGCTCCGCGCTGGCGCCCCGGTGGAGAGCGTGGCCTATCGCAATGGCCAGGAGTTCGTGGTGTCCGGCCACCGCTGGAACAGCGACGGCTACTTCGTCACGAAGGAGGACGGCCGGGGCACCGCGAATATCCCCTACATGGAGGTGACGGACGCCCAGGGCGTGCCGCTCTACGAGGAGCGGCCCTTCGAGGCGCCCGTGGTCCAGCAGCAGGCCCAGCGCCCGGCCGTGCAGGCGAGCATCCCGGACGCGCCCTCCCCCGTGGCCACCCTGACCGGCGAAGAGATCGGCGGAGCGACCACCCCCGAGCGCCGGAAGGCGGCCGTGCAGTGGATGAACGCCAACATCCGGGGCCGTCCGATCTTCAGCGCGGCCTTGGGCGCCAGTGTCGTGGTCAATCGCAAGGGCATGACCAAGACGGTCTCAGGCGGCGTCGGAGACCGCATCCTGGACGGGGTGCCCGCCATCGAGGCCATCATCCGCGACGGCCGCCTTGTCGAAACCCTCCCGCCGCGCCCCGAGAAGGGCGACACGGCGGCCGTTGCTTGGCACCGCCTGGAGGGCACGGTCAGCGTCGCCGGGGAGCCGCGCACCTATCGCGTCCTGATCCGCGAAGAAGCCAACGGCAGCTTCCACTACCGCCTTGAGGCCGACAGGGGGGAAATGGAGACGCCCCGCACCTTGTCCTCGACTGACCAGCAAGGGAAAGCTGGGGAAGAGGCCGGTATGCGGGGCGCCGTTCTAAACTTGGAGGAGGCGCCCGGTTCCTTCAAGCCCTCTCCGCAGGGCTGGGGCGAGGTGGACGCTGCCGGCTCGCCGGTCATGTCCGAGAAGACCTTCGCCCTTGTCACCGCGGCCCTGCGCCAGGTGGCCGGGCCGGAGCTGGTCGTGGAGAGGGGCGCGACCCCCCGGAGCGTGGAAGGCCTGGCCTATGCGCATATCGTGCGCTTCGCCATGCATGTGGGCGATGACCGGGCTCCGTGGGTGGCCGTCCACGAGGGGCTGCACGCCCTCCGGAACATGGGCCGGATCACCGCGCGGGAATGGTCCGTGCTGGTGGACGCCGCGAAGCGGGAGGGCTGGGCGCAGCGGTTCAACATCGAGCGCCGCTACCAGGGGCAGAATGCCGCCACCCAGGAGGAGGAGGCCATTGCCGAGGCCTTCGCGGCCTGGGCCACCAACCGCTTCGAGGCGAAGGGGCCGGTGGCCCGGATCTTCGCCATGGTCCGCACCTTCCTTACCCGACTTCGCAACGCCCTTGCACAGCGCGGCTTCCAGACGGCGGAGGACGTGTTCGGCCGCGCCCTTTCCGGGGAGATGGGCGCGCGGCCCCTGGGATCGGCAGACCGGGACGGGGCGCGGTCCCAGACGGCCGAGCAGCAGAGCGCCTTCCTCGACAGGTACGCGGCGGACCAGTCCGCCCGCCCGGACATGCGGGCGAGCCGGGAGCCCATCCAGGCACCGGAGCCGGGCAAGGTGCGCGATTTCCTCCGCTCCATGCTGGACAAGGCCGAGCCCCGGATCCTGGCAGCCATCCCTCTTCGTCCCCTTATGGAGGAGGTGGGGCACTACCTTCCCAGCGCAAAGAGCTTCCTGAAGACGAAGCAGGCGATGGATGCCATGCGGGCGGAGTGGTTCAACACCTCCGCCGAGGTGTCCAATCGCTGGCTGAAGTTCCGCAGCGCCGACAAGGCCGGGAATGCGGCGCTCATGGAGATCATGCACGCCGCGACCCTCGCCGGGGTGGACCCCAGCAAGCCCTTCGTGGCCAGCAGGAATCCTGCCCTGGACGCCGACCGCCGACCGGAGTGGGACCGCCTGCGGAAGCGGTTCGAGGCGCTTCCGGAGGAGGGCCGCGCCCTCTTCCAGGTGGTGCGAGACACCTATTCGGAGCTGGCCGACGCGTTCGACGCCGCGCTGCTGAACAGCGTGGACAAGAGCGTGCGGGTGCGCGAGCTGCAGGCGGAGCGGCAGCACAAGCGCGAGCTGAAGCGGATCGACGCCTCCCCCACCATGACGGAGGAGCAGAAGGAGGCCGCGCGCGGCGCCGCCGAGCGCACACTGAAGGGGGTGCGGACGCGGGTTCGGTTGAACCGCGGCGCCCGCATGTACCAGCTCCGCGCGCAGTTCGAGAGCAACCGGGTTCAGGGGCCCTATTTCCCGCTGGCCCGCTTCGGGGACTACTACGTCACGGCGCGCAACACCTCCGGCGAGGTGGTCAGTTTCAGCCGCTTCGAGAACAGCGCCGACCAGCGCCGGTTCGCCCGCCAGATGGAGAAGGCCGGGCACCTGGTGGAGATGGACCGCATCGCCAATGACAAGGCGAATGGCCTGCGTGGCGCGGTGGACCCCACCTTCGTCGCTGAGGTGGAGAGCATCCTGGAAGGCGCCAACGCCCCGTCCGACCTCATGGACGAAATCTGGCAGCGGTTCCTTCAGCGGATGCCGGACCTGTCCATCCGGACCAGCAAGATCCACCGCAAGGGCACGGCCGGCTTCACCGCCGACGCCATCCGGGCCTTCGGCTTCCATATGTTCCATGGGAGCCACCAGCTCGCGCGTCTGAACTATGCCGCCGATCTGAGCAACAATGTGGACGACATGGCGGAGGAGGCGCGGGACAGCGGCCGGGTAAACACCGCGACGGCCGTGGTGAACGAGGCGCGCAACCGCCTTGCCTTCATCATGAACCCGACCGGCGGCAGCCTCGCCCAGGGCATCTCCACGGCAGGCTTCCTCTACCACCTGTCCGCAAGCCCGGCGGCGGCAGCCATCAACCTCACCCAGACCACGATGGGCGGCATTCCCATCCTGGCCGCCTATGAGGGGACGTGGAGCAAGGGCTTCACCTCCGCCGCCGCGCAGCTCACCCGCGCGATGAAGGATCTGATGGCCGGCTATGGGAAGATCGGCCAGGCCCCCAACCTCACCGACGATGAGCGGGACATGGTGAAGACCATGTACGAGATTGGGCTGGCCGACCGGACCCAGACCCACGACCTGGCCGGCGTGGGCGAGGTGGGCGTTCGCTACAACGCCACCCGGCAGAAGGTGGTGAACGCCCTGTCCTTCGCCTTCCACCATGCCGAGCGGGTGAACCGCGAGATCACCGCCCTGGCGGCCTACCGCATGGCCCGCAACAAGGGGCTGGCGCATGCGGAGGCTATTGACGCGGCGAACAGCCTGACGTGGAAGATCCACTTCGATTATCAGAACACCTCCCGCCCCCGGATCATGCAGAACGATGCGGCCAAGGTGCTGCTGATGTTCCGCAACTTCACCGTGAACATGCTCTACCGCCTGTTCCGGGACATGAGCGTGGCGGTGCAGGGCGAGACGCCGGAGCTGCGGAAGGAGGCCCGCATGCAGCTTCTGGGCACCACGATGATGTTTCTGTCCCATGCCGGCATCAAGGGCGTCTGGGGCTTCAGTCTCGCCATGATGCTGGCTGGCCTGTTCATGGGCCCGGCGGAGGATGCGGAGGACGAGCTGAAGAAGTGGATGCAGGCCAACCTGGGCGCCGCCATGACGGCGGTGCTGATGGACGGCATCCCCGGCTGGGCGACCGGCACGGCCCTGTCCAACCGCATCGGTATGGGGGACCTGTGGTTCCGCAGCCAGGACCGCGACCTGGAAGGCAAGGAGGAGTGGTGGGCGCTCATTGGCCAGTTCCTGGGGGCCGGCTTCGGCATTTTGGAGAACATGCGCCGCGGCACGCAGATGGCGATGGACGGCAACGTGGTGCGTGGGATCGAGACCGCCGCGCCGAAGGCGATCCGCGACATCATGAAGGCGCTTCGCTACGCCATCGAGGGTGCGACCACCGCCAAGGGCGATCCCCTGCTGGAAAGCGTCCCTACCCAGGACGTGGTGAAGCAGCTTCTGGGCTTCACCCCCGCGCGGGTGGCCGAGGTTCAGGAGCGGAACAACGCTGCCCTGAACATGCAGAAGGCCATCACTGAGCGCCGCAGCGACATCATCCGTGACTATGCGGCGGCGTTGCGCGAGGACAACCAGGCCGCGCTGGATCGGGCGCAGAACAGGCTTGAGGACTTCAACCGCGACTTCCCCGAGAAGGGCATCTCCGGCGCCGACATCATCGGCTCGAACCGGACGTTCCAGCGGAACCGGGGGCGCGCGGATGGCGGCATCAACCTGGACCCGAAGCTGAACGAAGCCATCCGGGGACGCCTGCCAGCACGAGCATACTGATTGCCGAGATTCTTGGCCCCGTCTTATGTAGGCGGGGCCAGGGCGCAGGAGCGCGGGGCGGATGAAGGCCCCCGCGCTCCATGGCAGCCAAGAACATCCTTCTCGATATGATGGTGAATGGCGGCAAGCCCCAGCCGGTGGCCGCATACCTCATGGATCCCGTGACGGGCGAAGCAATCACGCCCAGCGGCGAGCGTGCCCAGCAGACCGCGAGCCTTCTGACCAACGCGACCCAGAACGGCGCCGGCAATGCGGTGGCATGGCAGGGCGGGCGCGGCACCGTATTCGTGAGTGGCGTCTGGGGCGGCGCAACCGTCGCCCTCGAAGCGGTCTATGGCGGCCAGGCCCATGCCATGGGGACGCAGGCCAGCGCGACCTCGAACGCGGCGATCCTTTTCGAGCTGCCGGCCGGGGCGAGCATCCAGGCGCGCATCAGCGGCGCCAGCGGCACGACCAACCTCAACGCCACCGTCCTCTCCAACCGGACCATCTGACTCATGGTGGCGTTCGCCCCTATCGGCGTGGATGGGCTCGGGCTGCTGTCCATGCAGATGGCAGCACTGGAACCCGCCTTTCGCGGCGATGCGGATATGCAGCGCCTCGTCGCTCCAGGCACCATTCATCGTTCCATGAACTTCGCCCGCGCCTCCGCCGGCCTGGCGGTCGGGGCGGACGGCGTGACTTGGCAGAGCTACGAGCCGAATGCGCCACGCTTCACTGGGGTAGCGCAGCGTTTGCTGGTTGAGGGGCAGAGATCCAACGAGGCCCTCTACAATACCGCATTTGCGCCAGGCTGGAGTATTCAGGGGATCGAAAGCACGACCCCGCTTGTCGCGCCGGACAATAGTACAAATGGTCGTCGTATTACCGAAACCTCGGCCTCCTCGCGCCATATTCTGGAACGAGGCATCACCGTAACAGGCGGTACGCCTTACACGATCAGCATCGCGGCGAAGGCCGGCACCACACCGTACTTGCAGATCTGCTTCGGACTTGCTTCGAGCGGACACGCCAACTTCGATCTTGCTGCCGGCGCAGTCACGGTTATCGGGTCCGGAACCACGGCGGCGATTACCCCGATGGGTAATGGCTGGTATCTCTGCGAAGCGACAGTGACGCCCGCCGCGAGCGGCACAATGAATTGCGGTTTTGGTCTGGCCAACTCGGCCACCATGGCACGCATCGCGACCTATGAAGGGACCGGCGCCTATCTGGATGTGTGGTGCTTCCAGGTGGAGAGAGCCGCCTTCGCCTCCTCGCGGATGATGACGACGACCTCGGCCATCGTCACCCGGGCGGCGGACGTGGCGACCTATATCCTCTCGGCCGCGCAGGCCCAGCAGGGAACACTGGTTGGCACGTTTATGACCCAGGCGGTCGGCATCAATCCTGTGAACACCGGCTTCCTTGTTCTGGATGGCGGCTCCAACACGAACAGGATGCTCCTGCGCCTCTTTCCAAACTCGGCCATCGTGCGCGGCACGATGACGCTAGACGGCACGACGACCAGCGGTGCGGCATCGGGCCAGCCGTCAATCACTAACGGCGAGGTGTTTAAGATCGCATTGGCTTGGGACAGATCGGGTTTTGCGTATGCCACGAAGGGTGGCCCAGTGGTCACGATGGCGGGCCTCCCTCCGCTGACCCGTCTCATGCTCGGGCAGGGGGACGGGTTTGCCCTGAACCAACCACTTTGTGGCGAGATCGGTCCCCTCGACCTCTACCCCACCCGACTGCCGGACAGCGTCCTGCAGGCCATGACCGCAGCATGAGGACCGGCCCATGAGCGAAACCTTCATCGACCACGCCTGGTACGGCCCGCCGGCCGCCATCGAGGCCGCCCTTGCAGACCAGACGAATGTCATCGGCCCCATTGTGCTGGACGGGGTCGCCTACGCCACCGTCCGCGCGACGGAGCCCCTGCCTTTGCCGCCGGGCGTGCTGACCATGGGGCCCGAGCTGTCCCGGGTGCTGCACGGCTCCTGGATGGGGGATGTGCCGGCCGAGGTGACGAACTTCCAGGCACACACCGCCCTCCGCCACGCAGGCCTTTTCGACGCAGCAGCCGCGGCAGTGGAGGCGAAGGCGGCCGCCATGGAGGGGGCCGGTGACATCCTGGGCGCGGTGACGCTCCGGGAGGCCTGGGCGAAGGCGAGCTTCGTGCGGGCCAGCCCGCGCATAGCCGACCTCGCGGCCAGCCTGCAGCTCACCCAGGAGCAGGTGGATGACCTCTTCCGGGCCGCTGCGGCGATCAGCGTCTAGGCCGAGGGACACCCCATGAGCATCCTCTCTCACGTGCGATCCAGGCTTGGGCGCGTTCGCTCCTGGCTGGGCAGACTGGTCTATCGCCTGCCGGACCTGTTTGACATCGCCTCCGGCCTGGTCACGCCGGCATTCGTGCTGCTGGCCGCGTGGAACATCAGCCGGAACAGCCTCTCCGGTAGCGACTTGGGGCCCAGCCTCTCCTTTCTACCGGCCGTGGCGCCCCTCTGGTTCTGGCTGACGCTGGTGGGCGTGGCTGGCGCGATGCAGCCTGTGATCCTGTGGCTCGACAACCCGCATGATCTAAGGCCGCCGGTCTTCCAGTGGACCAAGCTCGCGCGAGTCGCGCTGTCCTCCATCGTGGGATGCTTCTTCTTCATCCTCACGTGGAGCTTGGCCCTGCTGAAGGGGCCGCACCAGGTGATGGCACTCTACGGCCTGATGATGGGCATGAGCTGGTACATCACCTCGCACGTGCTGACGCGCGAGGGGTCCGACGCCCCGTGATTGAAGAGATCCCGTCCCAGCTCCTGGACATTGTGAGGCAGATCCACCCGGTGTGGGGCCCTATTGGCCTCGTGGCCGTGGTGGTGGTCACGAAGATCATGCGCGCCGTCACACTGGCGATGCGGACGGGGCAGAAGCTCAACCACGCGCGGCAGGACCGCCTCAACAAGGGCTTTGCGGACCTCGACGCGGGGAAGCTGGCAGACCTCGCGCGCCTGCGGAAGGAACGCGAGGAGGACGACGCCCGGCACGCGGCCGAGGTGACGCGACTCACGGCGACCATCGAATCTCTCTGGGAGGACCGCGAGCGCGGCTGGGACCTGGCGCGGCACGCCATCAGCATCGCGCACGACACCCGGCATGACGGCAACGGCCTCGCGCAGGTGGCCCACGAGGCCGGCAAGCGCGGCCTGCCCGCACCCGAACCTCTCCCCCAGATCCCCAGGCTCAACGAGCTGCGGGGCCTGAAGCCCCATGAAGTGAAGGAGAACTACACGTGAAGCCGAGCGACGCATCGGACGGGCTGATGGTGGCGCGCTACGCGCTCGCCGCCGTGGGCGCCATCCTCATGAAGAACGGCCTGACCGACGCCGAGGAATGGCAGGCGATCACCGGCATCGTCCTGATGGCCGCCCCGGTGGTGTACGGGATCATCGTCCGGCGCCGCATGAAGGCGGCGATCAAGACGGTGGCGTCGGAGCGCGTGTCTTGACCCCGGCCGCGTTCCGCAAGGAGATCATCGAGCCCGGGGCGGCCTGGCTTGAGGACCTGACGGGCATCGCCAGCTCGACGGAGGCCCGGCGCATGCTCCTGGCCGTCGCGGCGAAGGAGAGCGACCTGAAGGACCGGGCGCAGATCACCAACAGCGGCATCGGCAAGGCCCGGTCGTTCTGGCAGGGCGAGCTGACGGGCGGCATGGTGACGGGCGTGATGGGGCTCTACAGCCCGTCCAAGCCCTCGCCCTTCCCGCGCGTGACCACGGCCGCCAAGGTGCTGTGCGAGGCCGCCAGCGTGCGCTGGGACCGGGACGCGGTGTGGCGGGCTATCGAGGGCCACGACCGGCTCGCCTATGGCCTGGCCCGGCTGCTGCTGCTGACGGACCCCTACACGATCCCCACCGACGCGGACACCGCCTGGGCCCGCTACATGCGCGTGTGGCGGCCAGGGGTTCCGAACCAGCCTAAGTGGCCGGGGAGCTGGGCGAAGGCGCTTGTGGAGTACCCGCGCGGCGCATAGGATTCCGGCGTCCGATAGTCCAGCGCCGGCATAGCTCCCCCGGGAATGCAAATGCCGCCAGCAGGATGAGGACGGCGAGACCGGAAGCTACTGCCGGGCAGCGGGGGACAGCCTCGCGGAGCAAGGGCGGCCACCGAGAGGGGCCGCCCTTCTTCATTCAGTCCTCTTCCTCTTCCGCCGCGTCGCCGGCCTTCTCTCTCGCCACCTTCCATTGAGCCACCAGAAGGTCCCACTGTGCGTCCGAGATGCGCTTCAGGCCGGGTGGAATAGTCCATTCCCCCGTGATCGTCGCGTCCGGATGCTCCGCCCGGATCTTGGCAATCTGCGGCTCCGTGTCGGGCACGAAAAAGGCGTAGGTCTCGCCCATGAACAGGACATTCATGGGCTTCATGAGGAACCGCAGATCGGAGAAGCCGGAGCTGCCCATGCTGCCAGCCGGCGTCTCCCAGGACACGCCGCCAGGGAGTCCCAGGGCTTTCGCGATCTCGCGGAGTGAGTTCGGCCGCGGCACCGCATCAAAGGCCGCCTTTGCCGCCGCGGCGGCCTCCTTCTGCGCCTCGCCGCGTGGCTTGTGCTGCGGCACCATGTAGTCCACCGCGCCGCGCGTGCGCCTGATGCGCCGCCAGCCAGGCGGGATTATGCCGGACTCCGGGATCCCGACGCCGCCCAGGCCATCATCTTCGTGGTTTTGCACGCCATGCTTGGCGCCCATGCTGCGGCAGAACTCCAGGGCCGCGCGCTGGGATGCCACGTAGCTCTCCTTCCAGGCCTTCGCCATGCCGAGCCAGGGTTCCCCCTCGATCAGCAGGATCATGGCGTTCTCATTCTTCGCCATGGTCACACTCGCATCGGCATAAGGACCACCGTGCGCTCCCCGGCGGAGATGGCGGTCGGAGAGCCGGCCTCGCCGGCACGGAACTTCCATTCCGGCGCGCCGGAGAGGTGGATCAGCCCCTCCTCCATGTACCGGGCCTGGAAGCCGCGCTCCACCGTGCCCCGGTCGCGGTAGGCTACCTCCATGGTGGCGACCGATACCGGGACCGCAAGCCGCGCCCTGCCTGCGTCGGGTGAAGCGGATTCCAGCACCAGCCGGAGCAGCTTGTTCCCCTTCTCGGTCTCGGTGGCGAGCTTAATGGCCCTGCTGCGCTCCGTGCTGATCGAGGCGACGCGGCGGATGAAGGCCCGCAGGCGTTCGGGCGCGTGGATCGTCAGCACGTCCACATGGCCCGGTTCCATAGTCGGGATCACGCGCCGATAGTCGGGGAACGTGCCGTCGATCAGCTTGGTCATAAGCATCCAGCGCGCATGCCGGAAGCGCATCTTCGTGTCCCCGAGCAGCTCCACCTCAAGCTCCCCCACTGCTTTGCCCAGGAAGGCCAGCAGGGGCTTCAGGGCGGTCTTCGGCAGGATGACGCCGATCCCGCTGTTGCTCGCCCCCGCGCGCAGCCGGATCGGCTCCGGCGCGGGCGTCATGTGCAGACGGTGGCCATCCGTGGCGCAGAAGTGCAGCCCTGGCTTGTCGTCGCGCTCATGCACATAGATGCCGTTGAGGTAGTAGCGGGTCTCCTCCGAGCTGATCGCTGGGAGGATGAAGCGCAGCGTGTCGCGCAGAGCGTCAAGGCTCCAAGCCCAGGTGCGGGAGCCCTTCGCCGGGCTCATGGTGGGGAAGTCCTCCACCGGCAGGGTGGTGAGTTCGGCCACGAAGTCCTCCGTCGCAACCTGCAACGGCGCATCGCCGCCCTTGTGGGTCAGCGTGACCTCCCCGCTCGCGCCGCCGAGGACCGCCAGCAGCCTCCGCGCATCCACCGTGACTCGCCCATCATCGGTGGCGCCATCCAACTCCTCCTCGAAGACCTTCTCCATGTCGGTGGTGGTCAGGCTGATCGTGGCCGGCGCGACGCCGCAGATCAGGACGTGTCCCAAGATGGGAATGGTGCTGCGCCGCTCCACGATGCTCGCCGCGCGCTTCAGCGCCGGCACGAGCGCGCCGACCTGGACGGTGATCTTCACGGGAATGTCTGCCCTTGCTGCCTAGAACAGCCCGGAACATGAACCAGGAAAATTGACCCGACAACCATTTTTCTGGTTGACCATAAAAATACCCGCCGCCATGTTCAGGGCGCCCCCGTTGGGCGCAGCAGCAGGAGCAGAGAGTGGCACCCCGCAGGAACCAGACAAAGGCGCAGGAGGAGGTGCCGGCAACGGCGCCCACACATTCCTCCGCGACCATCCAGGGCATCATAGACGGTGCCGCCCCAAGCCAAGGGCGCGCGACGGAACCGCACAAGGGCACCTTCTGGGAGCACCGCGTGCGTGGCGGCGAGTACGAGGTGCTGGGCATCGGGCGGTTGCAGGTGCCGGACGCGCCCGCCGAGAACCAGATACTCAACGACATGGACGAGCTGGTTGTTTACCGCGGCGCCGATGGCGAGCTGTGGTTCCGCCGTCCCGCCGAGTTCATGGACGGCCGCTTCGAGCAGGTGTTTCCCGCCTGCCCGGATGTCGCGACGCTGACGCCGGAGAGCTTCGCGGAGCTGTCCGAAGCCCAGATGCACGCGATCCAGCAGGACTTGCTGACCCAGAACCTGGTGGTGAAGGCGCGGATGGACGCCTTCAAGGCGCTGATGGCGGGGCGTTGGGAAGCCGACATGCGCGCGAAGCTGGGCAACCAGGTCAGCGGCACGGTCTCCATCACGCAGAACGGCTTCACCGTGAAGGCCGTGTACGAGAAGGAGGTGGAGTGGGACGCCGCCGGGCTGGAAAAGCTGGCGAACGAGATGCACGAGGCCGGTGACGATCCCACCGACTACATGGACATCAAGACCACCTTCGGGTGCAGCGAGACCAAATACAAAGGCCTCGCGCCGGATGTTCAGCACATCCTCGACGGCTACCGCGCCACCAGCACGAAGCCGAACCCCAAAATCACCATCAGCAGCGTCAAGGAGTAGCCGACATGCTCGAAGGCATGATCGAGAACGATATCTTCCGGCCGCCGCTGGTCATCATCTACGGCCCGCAGGGCGTGGGCAAGACCACCTTCGGCGCCGAGGCACCGGACGCGGTTCTTCTTCCGACCGAGGAGGGCGGCGGCATCCTCACCGTGAAGAAGTTCCCCCTCATCACCGACTACGACACGTTGATGAAGCGCATCGGCCAGCTCCTCGACCAGGAGCATGACCGCAAGACGGTGGTGCTGGACAGCCTCGATCACCTGGAACCACTCATCTGGGCCGAGACGTGCCGTTCGAACGGCTGGCAGTCCATCGAGCAGGAGGCCTACGGCAAGGGCTATCTCGCCGCGCTGGAACCCTGGCGCGAGGTGATGAGCGGCCTGAACGCGCTGCGGGACGAGCGCGGCATGTCCGTGGTGATGACGGCGCATGCCGATGTGAAGCGGTTCAACAGCCCCACCTCCGATCCCTACGACCGCTATCGGATCAAGCTGCAGGATCGCGCCTCCGCGCTGGTGCAGGAATACGCGGACGCTGTGCTGTTCGCGAAGGTGCAGGAGGCCACCACGCAGATCGAGGAGGGCACCGGCAAGGCCAAGAAGGTGACGCGCCGCGGCGTCTCTGGCGGCAAGCGCATCCTCTACTGCGAGGAGCGGCCCGCCTTCCTGGCGAAGAACCGATACGACTTGCCCGCTGAGATGCCCTTGGAATGGAGCAACTTCGCGAAGCACGTCCCCCACTTCAACCGCGACCTCGCGCCCGCCGATGTGGCCGGCGTCTGATCGCACATAGCAGGAGCAACGATCCATGGCATTCCTTGGTGGCCGCTTCAACGCCAACGAGTTCGACCCGAGCAAGAACGGTAGCGCGCCGGACTGCCTCCCGGCGGACGACTACATCGCGCACATCGTCAAGAGCGCGCTGAAGGACGCCAAGCCCAAGGCGGGGCAGGAGTTCGGTGGCAAGTATCTGGAGCTGGAATGGGAGGTGATCGAGGGCGAGTACGCCAAGCGTCGCTTCTTCGACCGCCTCAACATCATCAATGCGAACGAGAACGCCCAGCGTATGGCCAACGAAGCCCTCTCGGCCATCTGCCACTCCGTGGGTGTCCTCGACGTGGAGGATTCTGAGGAACTGCATTTCAAGCCGCTCCTGGTGACGCTGATCGTGAAGCCGGGCGATCCCATCCCCAACAAGCCGGGCGAGAAGTATGCCGACAAGAACGAGGTGAAGAAGTACCGCCCGGCGGACGGCTCCGACTTCGGGGAGCAGCCGGTGCAGCAGGCGGGCGCCCGGCAGGCGCAGCGCACGACCAGCCAGCCGCAGCGCCAGGCTGCGCAGCAGCCGACCCAGCAGCAGCCGACCGGCGGGGCGCAGCAGGGCGCCAGCGCGCCCAGCGGCAGCACCGTCCCGGCCTGGCGCCGCAACCGCGCGGCCTGATCGGCACGGCCCCGCCTCACAGGGGCGGGGCCACTTCCTGGGGGCAGCCATGGTCGCGATACCGAAGCCAGATCCGGGCTGCCCCACCGTCGCGGCGGCCGTTGTCGCCTGGGCGGACAAGAAGAACCGCGACGAGACACGCCGAACCTACCTGGGCATGTCGTCCATCGGGGACCCATGCTCCCGCAAGCTCTGGTACGGCTTCCACTCGCCCGAGACCCCCCTTCCGATGAAGCCCGAGGGCAGGCTGGCGGTGGAGGACGGGAACCGCTGCGAAGACGCGATGGCGGAGATCCTGCGGTGCGGGCCCGGGATCGAGTTGCATACAGGCCTCGAACATGAAGACGGCAGCCCCGTGCTGGATGCGAACGGCCGGCAGGTGCAGATCCGCGTGGACGACTTCGACGGCGCCTATGGCGGCGGCTGCGATGGCGAGATCAAGGGCCTGATCCAGGCGCCGAAGACGTGGCACGTCTGGGAGCATAAGGCCGTCAACGAGAAAAAGTGGAGCAAGCTCCGGACGCTGAAGGCGCTGGACGAGAAGACCGCGCTCTCGCGCTGGGACCCGCTCTATTACGCACAGGCCGTCAGCTACATGGCCTATCTCGGGCTGACCCGCCACTACCTCACCGCCAGCCTGCCGGGGCTGCGCGCCTTGCCGCGCGAGCAAGCCATCAAGTCCGTTCTCGGCGTCCGCACGGACGCCAATCCGATCTACGCCGCGGAGCTGCGCCGGAAGGCCGAGCGCATCATCACGAGCCGGTATCCGCTGGCGAAGCTTTCCGACAAGCCCGACCACTTTGGGTGTCGGTTCTGCCCGTGGCGTGTCGTGTGCCACGGGTTCGACGCGTTCGCGTAGCAGCAGCAGGAGAGCAGCATGAGTGAGACGAGAGGTGACATCTGGCGGTGGTACTACGCCGATGGCGTCGATCCGGAGGTGTGGTACCAGGCCGACGAGAACAGCCGTGCCGCGGCCGTCGCGCAGGGGAGCCGCTACGCGCGGGAAGGCCGCGCCTATTCTATCTGCCAGGGCCGCGCCATGCCGCTGGGCGACAACTTCTTCAAGGGGCACAACCTCTGGGAGGAGTTCACCGAGTACAATCAGGACGTAGCTGACGAGGACGGGCGGCTTCGGGGCGAGCCGACAAGCACGATGCTGGCCGTGTTGGAGGATCGGATGGCCGAGGCCTTCGGCGCTTGGCGCGCGGAGTTCGGCGTCGGCCGTGCCTGGGCCCTTGAGACCAAGGACCAGGAGGTGATCTTGCCCACACCGTGGGCAGTGCGCCGTCAGCACGTCAGCCAATGGATCGCGGCGAAGAGGTTCCGCATCCGCTGGCACCCGACCGTGCAGCGCATGCGCCGCTGGTGGCGAGAGTGCCGGGCGTCGTGACCCCGCAGGAGACCCGCGCCTTCAATGCCGGGCTCGATGCGGCGTTGGAGGCGGTCAAGAACGGCGACCATCGTAAGGGGCGGGATTGGGTGCCGGGGAGCCTCTGGGACAACCTGACGCGCGAGATCGGCAACGCCATCCTCCGGCTGAAACGGCCCGAGCCATGAGCGCCCCTTTCGGCTCGACCATCATGTGGCGGGCCCGGTCCCGCCCTCTCGACACCGCAGCAGCAGAACAGGAGATCAGCGTGCCTTTGGAGCCCCGTCACTACCAGCGGGCGGCGATTGATGCCGTGTACGGCTGGATGGAGCAGCGCGGGGACAACCCGTTGGTCATCCTGCCGACCGGCACCGGCAAGTCCCTGGTGATCGCCGTTTTCTGCCAGGAGGTGCTTCAGGAGCCCGGCACGCGGATCCTGATCCTCACGCACCAGAAGGAGCTGATCGAGCAGAACTACCTTGAGCTGAAGGATCTTTGGCCCGAGGCCCCAGCGGGCATCTACTCGGCCGGGCTCAACCGCCGCGACCTCACCTCCCCCATCATCTTCGGTGGCATCCAGTCCATCCACCGCCACGCCTACACCCTTCAGCGCATTGACCTGGTGCTGGTGGACGAAGCGCACCTGATTCCGCGCACCTCGAACACGCAGTACCGGCGCTTCCTCGACGCGCTGCGGCTCATCAACCCGTACCTGAAGGTGATCGGCCTCACCGCCACGCCCTTCCGCATGGACAGCGGCCGGCTGGACCGCGGCGAGGACCGCATGTTCGGCGGCATCTGCTACGAGTACCCCCTGATCGAGGCAATCCGGGAAGGCTACCTGACCCGGCCCACCAGCCAGTCCGCCAAGCGCCAGATCGACACGACCGGCGTGCGGACCCAGGGCGGCGAGTTCGTGGCGTCCCAGCTCGAAGCCGCCGCAATACACCCGGACGTGGTGCGGGCAGTCTGCGCCGAGATCATAGAGAACGGCCAGGACCGGCGGGGCTGGATCGTCTTCTCCTGCGGCGTGGAGCATGGCCGCCTCCTCACCGAGGAGTTGGCCGCGCAGGGCGTGACCGTGGGCTTCATCCACAACGGCACGCCGCGTGCGGAGCGCGACCGGCTGATCCGGGACTTCAAGGCCCTGAAGGTCCGCTGCCTCGTCTCCATGAACGTCCTGACCACCGGCTTCAACGCGAAGCATGTGGACCTGGTGGCCATCGCGCGGCCGACGAAAAGCACCGGCCTGTACATCCAGATCGTCGGGCGCGGCATGCGGTTATGGCCGGGCAAGGAGGACTGCCTGGTCCTGGACTTCGGCGGGAACATCGACCGGCACGGGCCCATCGACGCCCCCAAGGTGAAGGGGGAGAAGAAGGGCGGTGGCGAGCGTGAGGCCATGCCGGAGAAGCGGTGCCTCGCCTGCGAGAGCCCCAATCCAATCAGCGCCCGGCAGTGCGTGGAATGCGGCGCGGAGTTCCCGCCGATCGTTCAGGCGATCAGCACGGCCGCCAGCACGACCGGCTTGCTGACGGAAGACCAGCTCCGCCCCAAGGGCATCCCCGTCACCAGCGTCCACTACCGGAAGCACCACAAGCCGGGGAAGACGCCCAGCATGTGCGTCACCTACCTGTGCGGCCTCCACCAGCACAAGGAATGGGTGGCCCTGGAACACGGCGGGCGCCCGCGCCTGGAAGCCGTGAGCTGGTGGCGGAAGCGCGCCGGCATGGAAGCCGAGGTGCCCAACACCGTGGATGAAGCCCTTGAACGCGTGCGGCACCTCCGCGAGCCGCGCGAGATCCTGGTGCGCCCGAACGGCAAGTTCACCGAGATCGTCGGCGCGACCTTTTAAGCAGCAGGAGCAGCAGTAGTGAGCATCACCACCGAGCAGGCCACCGGCCTTGCCCCCGGCTTCCATCCGCCGGAGACCCACCCTCTCATCGGCAGGCTGCACGCCATGCTGAAGAAGAACATGAACGAGCTGGCGGCGGAGGCAGCCACCATCATGGGCGCCCGCGGCTTCCAGGCCTGGCCGGAGGATGCTTCGAACCGCTGGATGGTCCACGCCTGCCGCTGGCAGGACCAGGACATCATCAGCAGCGCGCCGGTCCTGGCGGACCTATGCACCACCCCTGCCCGCCCCTGGGCGCCAGCCATCATGAACGCCTGCTACAGCCTCATGCTGCCCGGCGCGCGCGTGGAGGAGCATCAGGGCCACACGGGCGAGCTGGTGCGCTACCACCTGCCCCTCATCTCCGCTGGGGACCGCAACTGCTTCATCGCCATGACCGGCATCACCGGCAAGCCCGTGAGCATGTCGTGGGTGCCCGGCAAGGGGTTCATCTTCAACGACACGTACCCGCATTGGGCCCAGAACGGCGGGCGCCAGGCGCGCGTGGTGGTCATCGTGGACCTCCTGCGCGCCGAGCTGGACGCGTGACGCTGGCCTTGGTCGCGCCGCCCGGTCAGGACATCGAGGCGATGGTGCGCCATCCCCTCGTCCAGGCCGTGCTGCAGACCTGGCCAGGGACCCTCGTAACCACCCCGAGAGAGAGGCTTGCCCTCCGGATGATCGACCCCACCCCTACCGAGTTCGAGGCCATGGAGAAGGGATCACTCCCTGCCCTGGGCGCCTTCATGGACGAGAAGTTCGGCGCCGACGCCACGGCCTATGACCTCGCGACGCTCTCCGACGACGACATCATGTGCCTGATCGAGGTGATCGTGTCCGGCTACGTGGACAAGCTCCACGAGATCGTTGCGGCCCGCAACGCGATGGCGGCCGCCACCCGCGAGCCCCGCTGAAACGAAGAACCCCCGGCCGCATAGTGGTGGCGGCCGGGGGTTCAGCAGTAGCAGCAGTATGAGCAGACCCCACCGTGAGTCGGGTCCATCCCCGCGAATATAGCTCTGCGACCCCGCGTTGCAACTGCTGAAGCGGTCTAGGCCGGTACAGGCCTGCCGTTGAGCGCGTGCAGCTCCAAGCCATCGCGGAAGAGAACAGCCGGGCCTGACCTGTTGTGCAGCCGCCCCTGCGCGTCGCGCTCGATCAGCGCCGGACGCTCGCAGGCGATGATCGCCCGGTCGCGGGGGTACCACCACATGCAGGAAGCGGAAATCTCCCGCAGGATGTCGAGCCGGTCGGCCGCGTCGGCGGTGTAGCGAGCGCCGATGCGAGCGCCGAAGTCAAAGGGCGCGAACCAGAAGATGTCCTGCTGCCCCCACCAAGGGGTGTAGGCGGGCTTCGGGAGATGCCCCCATAGGTGGCTTCCCAGCTTGTCCCCGAGCTGGTCCCAAAGGGGAGTGCGGAGCTGAACGCGGAGCTGGTGGATAACCTCCGGGCCGAGCTGCCGCCTAAGCTGGTCTTGCAGCCGTTCCTTCAGCTCCTTGCGCAGGCGGTCCCACAGAGGGCTTCCCACCTGTCCGCCGCGGCAGACCCGCGCCTTCAGGGCGCAGGGGACTTCCCTGGGACTATTGGCCCAGATTACTGGCACGGGCTGACATCCGATGCTCTGGTAAGCGCGGGCGAAGGCGGCCTCGGCGCGAGGCCGATCCGCCGGAGCCGTCGATAGTCCCTGGCCAAGCGCCTGAGCCCGGAACCTTTCGAGTCGGACTCCCTGTATAGGGGTCAAAGTGCTATATGTATGCGTAGCTTCGAGCAATGGATGTCATCCCGCCGCTTGGAGTTAGGCCGGGCTGGGTGTTGGAAGCACCCCGTCCGGCCGTTTCATTTTTTCGGTTCCCATAACCGCTACCTGGGGTGGAAGTTCACGTTCCGTTCCTCTCCGGACGGCGAGCAACCTACCTAGGGTGAACGATTCGTGGAAGGTAATTTTTCCTCATGCCAAGAAAACTTGGGTGGGGCATCTTCCCCTTTCCGTGAACAACCCCACCCACCTCCGGAGCCGAGATGAAGCCCAGCTTCGCCGTTGTTTTCGCCTCGTTTGCGCTCGCCGCATGTCAGAGCAGCGGGCCGGTTCCCATCGGGCCTGACACCTACACCCTGAGTTCCGCGGGCGGGTTCTTCACCTTCTCTGGGGGCTCCGTGAACGCTGACCTTTTCCGCGAGGCGAACGCCTTCTGCCAGAGCCAGGGCCGGCAGGTGATGGCCGTGAACACGCGCAGCGTGGACAGCGGGTATGGCACGCCGGCCCAGGGCACGATCAGCTTCCGCTGCCTGCTTCCTGGTGATCCGGGGCTGCGCCGGCCGACGATGCAGCCGGTGCCCAACACCTTCATCCAGACGAAGTAGGGCGCGCCTCACGCCGGCACGTTCCCGACCAGCGCCACGGCATGGGTCGGGCGCGTCACGCCGACATAGAACAGCTTCAGCATGTCCACCGGATCGTAGTTGCCGCAGAGGCGCATGTCGGGGATGTCCATGAACACGCGGCCGAAGGTGCTGCCCTGGCTGGTATGGGCCGTCAGGGCATAGACGTGCTGCAGGCGGGAGACGCGCTCCTGCACCTGGAACCGCTCGTACCAGCGGGCGGAGTTTTCCTTGGCCTCGTTCGCCAGCATCGTCATCAGCTCGGTGTACTGCTGGTCGTAGCGGGGGATGATGGCGGGGATGGAATTGTCCCCCAGGTACACCTTCCACATCATCATCTCATACTGCCAGCTCCGCAGCTCGCGCCCGCGAGCGCCGGCCGGGAGGGCGTCGAAGCGAAACACCTCCTGATGTTCCTCGATCCCCTGCACCATGACCTCCTCGTTGGTGCTGAAGGCGATGCCGCCCTCATGCATCACCGGCTGGCGGCAGATGGCCAGCTCGCCTTCCACGAAGGGCGTGGGCGTGTCGCCCCAGATCCAGCGCCGGATCTTGGTGTTGATCGCGGCCACCTGCTTGTTGGTGTAGCAGAGGTAGCGGACCCCATCGTTGTCCCGCTTGAACTCGTCTGAGGTGAACTCGGCGTGCAGCCAGTCATCCAGCTCCGAGCTGGGGACGTGGTAGATGCCGTATTCGCCGGCAGTGACCTCGCGCGCCCAATCCCAGCGCACGCGCTGCTGGTCCTGGCACTCGCGCAGCATTTGGCTGGCCGTGATGATGGGGTTGCCCGCGGCCTGGCGCACGATGGTCCCCAGGTGCGAGCGCGAGAGGATGTCGAAGGTGGGGCTGTGATGCTCACCCACGGGCGGGAGCTGCGCCGGGTCCCCCAGAAAGAGGACGAAGTGCCGGTCCAGCTCCTCGCGCATGATGCGGGTCAGCTCCTCGCCCAGCATGGAGCATTCGTCGCAGATCACCGTGTCCGCGTCGTTCTTCATGCTCTTGCCGCTCTTGCGGAGCTTCGTCTTCTCGCCGTCCACCTGGATCTTCAGGCCAAGGAAGGAGTGGATGGTGCCGATGAAGGAGACCTCGATACCGGCAGCAGCCAGCTTCGAGGCGATCACGCGCACCGCCTTGTGCGTCGGGGCGCAGACGGCGACGCGCCTCCCCTCCTCCTGCAGCGCCTTGACCACGGCCTGCATGAGGGTGGTCTTGCCCGTACCGGCGTTGCCGGTCAGCACGTGCATCGCTTCCTTGCGCGCATGGGCGGCAAGAATCTCCGACAGGGCCACGGACTGGCCCTCGTTCAACTGGATCATGCTGCTGCTGCCTCGTCGTCGTCCGGATCGTCCTGCGTGCGCAGGAAGTCGGGGTTGATGAAGTCACGGTGGATGTACGCGTGGCGCGGCCGTCCCGGCCTGCCCTCCCTGGTGTTCACGTAGAACACCTCCCCGTTCTCAATGAGGGACTGCATCAGCTCCTCACGCCGCTTCGGGGGCATGCGGCCGCAGGGGTCCCGGCCGATGTCTCGGTTTGTGGCGCCGCGGTCCTGGCGTCCTCGAATAAATGCGAGGACGCGCTTCTGCTGGCGCTCGTAATCGCTGTCCGCCATCTGGTTCACAGCTCCCGCTTCCATGACGCGGGTGGTGGCGAGCGAGAGCGCGCAGGCCCAGCGCGCCGTCTCCGCGTCGATCATCATTGAGGAGGTGTCCACCTCCAGGCGTCCTCCTTCGCCGCGCACCGGGTCCACCGCGCATGCACGGATCAGTGCGAGCTTCAGGGCGTTCTCATGAACCCGGACGTAGAGGGCATCGGTGCCGCGCGCGTCCGCCCGCTCCGTCTCCACCTCCATGTCCTGCCGGCACTGCTCCATGATCGCGGCAGCTTCCGGCGACATCGGCACGTTGAGCGGATCCAGGACGGGCTTGCCGCCTTCGAGCTTCAGGCTAGACGGCAGGAGCGGCCGGGCGTCCCAGGCGCGCAGCCATTCCTTCACGCCCTGCGGTGGCGGAAGCTCCTCCGGCGCGCGGCCCTGCGGACGCTTCTGGCCGGTGTCGAACAGCATCACGCGGGACAGCAGCCCGCCGGTCAGCTCCGTGGTGGTCAGGTTGGAAAAGAAGCCGCGCGGGACGGTGGTGCCGTAGAGGCTCGCGCAGGGCTGGTCGATCACCTTGTTGTTCTTGGCGTCGGCGTAGCTCTTGCCCTTGTAAACCGTGTCGCTGGACGAATAGAGCTTCATCAGCGTGCCGGTGATGTTCTGGACGTGAGCCCCGTTCTTCAGGTTGCTCACCGCAGAAAGTAGGAATCCAATCTCATCAATCAGCATGGCTTGCGACGGCAGGGCCGTGACGGAGGCCACGATGCCGGCGTCGGAGGCGATCTCCTCCACCCCAACCAGGCGGTCGAACACGCCAGCGGCGGCGGCAACCTGCTTCACCGCCACCAGGGGGCGGTTCTTGCCCGCGCCGCTCTTGGCCAGGCCCACGATGTAGAGGTTGGGCCGAACCGTTCCGACCCTTACCTTCCGGCCGATAGCGCCGGCCATCATCACCAGGGAGGCCCCCAGGGCGAGGACAGGCTGGGGTTTGGGGCTGGTGGCCAGGATCCAGTTCACCATCGCCCCCAAGACGCCCGGCAGGCGCTCCGCGAAGGCGGGGTCCAGGCCATCGCGCGGCGGGCCGTCATCGGCGCCAACTGGGCCTTCCACCTCCGGCGCGGCGCTCTCCTCCGCCTGGCGCTTCTGCTGCGCGGAGCGGATCAGGTTGGAGACATCCACCAGCGGGGCGGCCGGGATCAGGAAGGCCTCGTCCGTCAGATCCTCAACGGCCAGCTTCCGCCGCCGGATCAGGGCCGCGATGTGCTGCAGGCGGTCGGTGCCAGCGCAGCCCGCGTGCAGGCAGTGGATCGTGAAGCCGGACTGGATGCCCGGCAGCTCCGCCCGGCTCATCTGCGAGGCGTTCACGGCATAGGTGCCGTGGCGCGTCGTCTGGTCCGTCAGGTGGTTCTCGACGTTCGGGCACTCGATGTGCTGCTTCACGCCGCTCCGGCGGGTCCCGATCATGTCAGGGCACCGGGCGCGCATGGCGTCCACCACCTCGAAGCGCAGGGCGTAGCGCGCCGCCCAGGCGGTCAGGTTGAAGTCCCCCGCCTCGGGGCCGGTCGTGACCGTCTCGGTGGTGCGCGGCCGCGGGGCGCCCGGGACGCCCGCTGCGGCGACATGGGGCGCGTCCGGCAGGTTCCAGATGGGGCAGGCCTCGCCCTCGATGACCTGGTGCAGGAACTCCGACTGCTGGGAGCGCACGCGGGGCAGGTAGAAGAGGCGGGAGGTGTCCACACAGGACTGGTCGTGGGACAGGCCCAGGGCGTGCGCCACGGCCTCCACGCGGCCCTTCCAGACGGCCGTGGCCACCTCCGGCCCTTGGTAGTCGGCGGCGAGCCAGGGCACGTCCAGGTGCAGCACCACGCGGAACTTCGGCATGGGGGAATGCTCGAAGAGGTAGTACCGGACGGTGCCGCCGCGCCCATTGGGCAGGGTCAGCTCATCCACGATGTTCGCGTTGGCGACGACAGCCGGGGCGTACCCCATCCCGGCCATGTACTCGGGCTCCATGGCGGAGGAGCTGGCGGGGCGGCTGGCGAGCCAGCGGTCATAGGGCTCTGCGGCGAGCTGAGTGCGGGTTGTCTGGTGGCTGTGGGTCGTGTGCAGGATGGCGCGCCACCCGCGCTGGCGGATTCGCTCCGCGATCTCCTCCATGGGCTGCCCGGTGTCGCTATCGAGGACCACGACATGGATGCGGGTCGCCTCGTGCTTGAAGCGCCGGACGCCGGAGAAGATGCCCTGGGTGTAGCAGGGGCCATCCTTGGGGCCGACCTCAACCTGCGCCAGCAGGGCGGCCAGCTCGGGCCAGGAGAATGAACGCTGGTCGGTCCAGCGGCCATGATCGCGCCCGCTCCCGAAGGTCAGCGGGATCGTCGCCTCTCCGACCGCAATCGGAGGCACCGTGCGCGCGTCAAAGGCGGCAGGAAGTCGGGCCATGGGGTGAGGGTCAGCCCCTCGTCGGCGGCAGGGCGGTGGCGCCCGCTTCGGAGAGCGCGCGCGTCGGGGGCGAGAGCGGGGCCGGGGAGATGCCCAGGCGCCAGTCCTCGACCAGTTTTCCTACCAGATCGGAGACCGACTTTCCCTGGTGATTAGCCTCACACTCTAGACAGGCAATTGCGAGGGGCAGGAACCCGATGGACTGCTTCTTGCGCCGTATCCTGGGCATGAACCGCATTTTCCTGGTTGTGGGTTCTAGCTATCACCTCGCGCGCTTCCGCAGCAAGCCCCTTGTCCCCGGCACGGCCTACTCGACAGCCCCTCATTTCCGTTCCGATATCAGAACGTCAATTCGTCAAATCGCACCTAGGCTTCACTTCTCTCTACCTACCTCCCCCTCAACACAGGGGAGACACACACCCCACTGACACAATGACAAATCAAAAAAAGAATGAATTTTATGGTTGTAAGATGTTGATTTTGTAGGGTCCTCACGGTTCCGTGATTTGGCAGCGATTTGGCATGAACCCTAGTTTCGTCACGTGACGATTCACCAGGTTTGGGCACGAGCCTGGCGATGGAGCCATGACGAAACTCCCACCGTGACACTTCGAGCGTGCCCCAGCGGCCTCCGACCGGCCGTTGAATAATGTGGTTAAGTGCTAGTAAATGGGCCATGAACATGAGCAAGCCACCGCCGATCATTCGGCGCCCGCGAGCTGTGTCCCTTCGAAAGGGCGCGGCTACGATCGCTGATCCGCCTCCCATGGAGACGGACCCGGTGGAGTATGTGGAGGCGGGAGAGGCGCCCCTGCTGGATGCGGAGCTGGTGGCGATGAACACGCCGCCCCGGGTAGTGACGAAGGGCGTCAGGCTGCCGGAGATGCCCCGGTCGCGTGGCCGTCCGCGCCGCTTCAACATCCTTGAGATGGAGGTTGGGGATTCCTTCTACGAGAACATCCCCAAGACCCGCCCCAAGCGGAAGAGGAAGGACGGGGCCCCCGCGCCTAAGAGCCAGACCTCCCCTGCCCTCCTGGTGTACAAGAACATCCGCGCGGCCATCCGGCACCAGATCAAGGATCTGCCCGGGGCGAAGCGGAAGTTCACCATCCGGCGCGATGGCGACCGGTGGTGGTGCATGAGGATCATGTGATGTCGGCCACGCTGCAGGCGATACGTGCGGAGCGGGAGCGCCAGGCCGTCCAGGCTGGGCGCAAGGCTTCTCGGCGCCAGCAGCGCGAGCGTGCCGAGCAGCGCCAGTTCGTCGCCTGGGCGGCGGCGGGCCTCTTGCTGGGCGTGGTGCTTCAGCACACCGAGAACGAGGACACCGCTGGCGCCGGCATTGAGAACGGCCACGCCCGCCACAAGGCCCAGCTCCTGGATGGCGTGGTGCCTGGATGGCCCGACCTGGGGCTGTACTGGATGGGCCAGGGACGCTTCATCGAGATGAAGGCGCCCGATCAGGCGGATGAGCCGAACGGCGGCCTCTCCGAGAACCAGATCCGCGTCCATGCCCGGCTGCGAGCTGCAGGATGCGTGGTGGAGACCGCCTACAGCGCCGAGGAAGCCAAGGCCATCGTGCGCGAATGGGGATGGGCCCGAGAGGGCGCCTAGAACGAGAAAGGGCGCCCGAAGGCGCCCCGTTCCTATCGCAGCCTTCTCATTAGCCGTCGCAGCCCTGGCGTGTTGAAGCTGTAGCCGATCCGATCTTTGCGGATCAGGCGAAGCTGAAGAAGCAGCCGGATCACAGCCCCGCCCTCATCAACACCTGAAGCCCCACCATGTTCGGGACCCACATGCGATCATCCTGGACCGCCGGGACGATGTAGGGGCCGATCTCCGCCACCACCCGCGCCGCTATCGTCAACCGCCGGGGGCCGCCTTCAACGCGGAGGTGCGTCCAGGTGGACTGGTGGTGCGACCGGACCTGCATGTAGCTGATCGCCTTCCCTCGCCGCTCCGCGACCAGCCAGCCCGCCCGGGTGTGGTGGTTGTCGCGGAGCCAGGCCAGGGCCTTCAGCGCATCGGCGGATAGCTCTGCGAAGGGCGATGCGGTGGCGGTCATGCCCCCTCCCCCTCAAAGAAGATGGAGCGGTGCCAGGTGGGCAGCTCGCGCTGCGGCGGTGGCGTGACTAGCATCGCGAGGCAGACGCGCCTGCCAAGATGGAGAGAGCTGGCGCGGGTGCCGTCCCACTGGACGGTGCGGCGCAGGGAGGGGCCGTGGTGGCGGAGCCAGACGCGGACCTTCGAGAGGGTGAAGCGGATCCGGCGCATGGTCAGGCCGCCTCGCGCGTCACGTCGAGGAAGGGGCCGAACTGATCGGCCACGCCGATGCGGTGGCGCTCACGGATGCCCCAGAGGTGCCACGCCTCCTGCCGGAAGGTGGACTTCAGATCGGCCGTGCAGATCGTTGACCAGCAGTAGCAGGCCATCTCGGCCACGCAGTTGAGCGCGTCGTTGGACATGCTGTTGGTCCGCTTCATGCCCGGCTCCATCAGGAAGACGCGCTGCACGTAGCTCCGCGCGGCCTGCACAATCATGGCTCTACGATTGAAGGGCTCCGGCCCCCGGAAAACCTGGCTCATACGCTCAACGCTCCTACTTGCTGCCGCCATTAGTTTGTCGAACAACCAGAAAAAGACAACCATAAAAATCTTGCCGGGTAGCCAGGAAAATGGCAAAGGGGCTGGGCAGCAGTAGAGGAGAGGCCCGGTGGCCAAGGTTTTGGAGCAGACCGAGGAGCGGCTTGCGGAGGTGAAGCGCCTCCGTGCCAAGGCCGTGTCAGACCGTCGCAGCGCGGGTCAGGCGCGGCGTCGGGTGGACCTGGAACGGGAGAAGCATTGGCTCGCCCAGGCCAGTGAGATGGATCGCCAGGCGGACCAGCTCGAAATCAGCATGGGCATCGTGCCTACCAGCGGCGGCTTCGCGTACTGCTGGCGCACAGGCCGCATCGGCGTGGGTCCGCGACTCCCCGAGCGTGCGGTTCCGCTGGCGCGCGGGCCGATCAGCCTTCTCCGCCACCAGGTGGAAGCGGCATCCCGCCATGGGTACGAAAAGGGTGTTTTCCTGGTCCCTGGCGTGCCCGAGGCGGATACCGAGGATGCCGCCCTCGAAGCGGCCAAGCACTTCTCCGGCTGGGCGTTCTCCCGCCCGAACCTAAACCCGGCCTTCCCCAAGGCCCGTCAGGAGGCCGTGGCATGAGCCAGGACCGGCTTCAGGCCTACCGCGACGCCCAGATGGCGGTGGACATGCACGACCGGGGCGCGCGGCACGCCCAGGAGGAGGAAAGGGCCGGGAACATGATGCGCCGCCGGGCGCTGGAAGCCCGCGTGGAGGTGGCCCTGGCCGCGCTGAACGACGCCGAGCTGGAAGTGCTGGTGGCCGAGTACACGGACGCCGCGCGCGTGCGGGGTGCCCACTGATGTTCAAGATCGAGATCAAGGCCACCGGCCCGGCGGGGTGCGGCAAGACCCGCGCCCTCGACGCGATCAAGCACCTGCTGGAGACGCAGTATGGCATGGGCGAGGTGCTGTTCGAGGAACTGCCCGGCATGGAGGTGATGGAGCTGATCCAGCAGTCACCCATGCCGCAGGCGAAGGGCGATGAAGAGGCGCTGACCGTCCAGGATTACGAGGAGGTGCTGGCCGACAAGAGGCGCCTCACGCGCGAGCTGGACGTGCTGCTGAACGGCAAGGGCGCCGCCCCACAGGCCAGCCTCTGCGACATCGTGGCGCAGGTGCAGCGCGAGGGCATCCGCTCGAAGGGCTATGCGGAATGAGCGAAGAACCCCTCTTCTATGCCAAGGGCAACCGCATCTTTCAGCGCCCTATCGAGAAGGTGCGGCCTGACGGGACGCGCGCCACCACCATGGGCTTCGCGATCTGCGAAATCAGCGAGTACCTGAACGAGGGCGCCGCGCAGCAGATCGTGGACATGCTGAACGCCGGGCACGAGGTGCTGACGGCCCGTGCCGCCGCATCCGCCCGCGCCCCGGAGCCAGGCGCCCCTGGCGTGTCGAACGAGCCCGCCTACGAGACGCAGGAGGGGCGTGATGCCTGATGGCTCCCTCCCTGGCTGGCCCAGGGGGATGCCCATCGACCTCGCCTGTGCCTATGTCGGCCTGGGAGAGGCAGGGTGGATGGGCGAGGTGCGAGGAGGACGCGCGCCCCAGCCCATCTACCCCACCCCGCGCAAGCCGGTCTGGCTGCGCGAGGATCTGGACCTCTACCTAGAGGTGATCGCGGGCCGGAAGCCGCCCGTGAACTGGCTGGACCCCGCCGGCATGAAGAAGCAAGATTCTATGGAGGTTGGTGGAGGGTGGTAGCTATGCCGCGGGTCCATATCCGCTACGTGCGGAGCTACACGGACAACCGGGGCAAGGAGCGCATCTACTACCGCCGCCCCGGCCAGCCGCAGATCCGGCTCCGGGGCCCGATTGGCTCCCCGGCCTTCATGGAGGACTACCAGAAGGCCAACGCCGCCTCGACGCCCCCTGCCCCGCGCGGCCCTATCGAGGGGAGCCTAGAAGCCCTGGCGCAGTCATGGCTGGCCGATCACGCATTTAAGAAGCTCGCCCCGTCCACCCAGGCGGTGCAGCGGCGCATCTTGGAGCGCCTGCGGAAGGACCATGGGCACCGCATCATCCGCCAGGCCAGCGAGCAGGACATCCGCCGGCTGGTCATGGCCCGGCAAGAGACGCCCGCCGCCGCGAACCACGTCCTGCGCCTCCTCCGCTCCCTCTTTGACCATGCCATCGCCCTGAACTGGCGGCCGGACAACCCTGCCAAGAACGTGGACCGATTGGAGGAGAGGCAGGAGGGCCACCCCGACTGGCCAGATGCCCTCATCGCGCGCTACCGGCAGCATCACGCGGTGGGCACCAAGCCTCGCCTCGCCTTCGAGCTGGTCATCCAGACCGCCCAGCGAAAGAGCGATGCCCTCCGGCTGGGCCGCCAGCACCTCATCCAGGGCGGCACGCTCCTTCAGTTCAGGCAGAAGAAGACTGGCACGGAGCTGGTGATCCCGGTCACGGACGAGCTGCGGGCCTGCATCGACAGCCTGCCCGAGAAGAACCTGACGTTCCTCCTCACGGAACATGGCAAGCCCTATACCGAGAACGGCTTCTACAACGCCTTCCGGGAATGGTGCGACCAAGCAGGCATCCCGAAGGGGTACAGCGCCCATGGGCTGCGGAAGGCCCGCGCCCGCCTGCTTGCCGAGGCCGGCTCAACGGCCCACGAGATCATGGCCTGGACCGGCCACAAGTCCCTCGCAGAGGTGGAGCGATATACCCGCGCGGCGGCGATGGCGCGCATGGCACTTTCTGCGCTTGAGAAGGAGAAAGCGCGAACGAAAACTGGCTAG